TTTTGTTTAGGCATTTTTGTTTGGACTTCTGGTTTTACTTCTAGTACGTAAGTCATCACTGTTCCATCTTTTTTCTTCGTTTTTACGACAAAATCTGGAAAGTAACGGTGCATCTTTTTATCGATGGGATTGCGATATGGTATGAACAGTTCTTCTGATGCCCACCAGGTAACCATAGGATTTTCATCCAAATATTTCATGACGTAGAGTTCCCACGAAGAACGGTAGATGATATTTGTTGCATCTCCGTTATATTTCGTCGGATTTTTTGGAGTAAACTTTCCTGAATATGGCATAAATATTATATATTCACAAAGGAATCATATGGCATTTTTCAACTTAACCGAAATCAAAATCAATAATACGAGTGATGGTGATACCCTTGGTTTAACAAAACAAATTTTGCGTGATAGCAGATATATGAGTAATGTACTAAGATATCCTTTGGATATAGGTTCTTTAGATAAAGGACACTATATGGTAATCCATATTAATCAACAAGAAAAAACTAGATTTGATAGAACAAAGGACGAGGTTGGCTTGCCTAACTTTTATGGAAATCCTACTATTATACAAAATCAAAAGTATAATGGAACACCCAATCCTTTTTCGCAAACTGTATCTGGTCTTACACAAATAGTTGAAGATGTCAATGAATCTGGACCTACACAAATAAGTAAAGAAATGATTAAAAAAGGAGCTTCTTTTCTTTCTGATAAAGCCAATGCAAAAATAGAAAATATGAATGAAACGTTCCAAGAAGGTTTTGAGAGTGCTGCTGGTGGATTAAATTCGTTTGGTAAAGGATTGTCTGATTCTGCGAAAGAAATTTTTAATTTAGCTAATTCTGGAAAAGGTTTGAGAACTATAAAAAGAACCACGGATAGTATTGCTTTTTATATGCCAGATACTTTAAATTTTACAAATAATCAACAATATTCTACAATAGAATTTGGATCTTCACCTCTAGCTTACTTGGCAGCTGCAACAGCCGGTTATAGTCAAATAAAAGGATCAGGAGAGAAAAAAATTGAAAGTGCCGTTAAAAACTTAACACCATTCATTTTAAACAATTTTTTACGAAAAACTCTCGGTGGTGCAGGATCAGGAGTTTTTGCCGCAGGATTTGGAGCAGTTGTAAATCCTCAACTAGAAATGATATATTCGTCTCCTTCATTTAGAGAGTTCAGATTTGATTTTATGTTATATCCAAGAAGTTCTAAAGAAGCGGTTGAAGTTCAAAAAATATTACAAAGACTTAGATTTCATCAAGCACCAGAAGTTTTAAAAGAAGGAATTGGAGCCTTAGGTGGATTCTTCTTAGTGCCACCATCCGAATTTGATATAAAATTTTACTACAACGGTTCTATAAATCCTAATATTCCTCAAATTTCAACTTGTGTTTTGACATCTATAGATACAGATTATGCACCAAATGGATGGTCTGCATATGAATCTCCTGACAATTTTGGACAACCTGAGATTGGAAAAACTGGTATGCCTGTTGGTATTAGATTATCTTTAAATTTCCAAGAAACGGAAATTCTTACAAAAGATTCTTTTGTTGAAGTTGCGGGAAGAGATAGGGACGATGTGGCGATGTGGGAAGTTTCTACCACCAAAAGAAGATTTTAATAAAAGGTAATAAATGTCAAAATTTTTTAATTACTTTCCTAAGGTTGTTTATTTTTCCGATAGAGATCAAACATCTTTAGATATAATAACAAACTTAACTTTTAAATTTAAGTTTAATGAAAATTTTAAACAAAATTCTGTTGTTTATTATGATTATATTATTCCTGAAGGAGAAACACCAGAAATTTTAGCGGACAAATTTTATGATTCTTCCGAAAGACACTGGATAATTTTAATGGTTAATAATATTATAAATCCTTTGTTAGATTGGCCAATGAGTTATACAACACTAAACAAATATATCGATTCAAAATATTCTGCAAATAATTATGCCGATACTTCTAATACCTCGGTTACGGGACTTTCTTGGTCGGAATCAAATGTAAAAGAATATTTTGTAAAAGAGAGAAAAACTATATTAGATACTAAAGAGTTTGAAGAAAAAACGATAATTCTAACGCAACCTGACTACGCAAATACTTCTCCAATAACCTCAAATAATTACACTTTAATTGGTGGTACTCAAATAGAATTTAAAAGAACTAGAGGAACAAAAACTTATTATGAATATGAACATGAGACAAATGAAAATAAAAGAAAAATTAAATTGTTAAAAAAAGAATTCGTTCCTTTTTTAGAAAAAGAATTTAAAGATTTAACAAAATAAAATGCAATCGAATTTTTTAATATCAACTGGGTTTATAATAAAAGAATTAAACCTTGTCGCCAAAGATAAAACTGAACGAAGTCTTATTGCACACTACAAAGAAATAAACATTTTCGATTCAATATTGCAGCCATGTTTAACTGGTAATATTTTAATTGAAGATTCGTCTGGATTGTCTGATTCTTTTTTATTAGACGGTAATGATTTTATAAAAATTCACATAGGAAAAGTTGACGATGATACTTTAGATATAAAAAGAATTTTTAGAATTTATAAACAGTCTGATAGAAATGTAGTAAATCAAACTAAAGAAACTTATATTTTACATTTTATTTCTGAAGAATTTGTTACGGCACAATTTAAAAAGGTGGGACAAGCTTATTTAAATACCACATATAGTAACACTGCACTCAAAATTCTTAGAGATTATTTAAAAACTCCTAGTGAAAAAATAAAAGGAGGAGAATTTGATACATCTTTAGGAATAAGAGATATTGTAGTTCCATTATATTTAAATCCAATAGACGCTATAATGTGGATGACAAAATTGGCAATTGATACTGATCACAGACCATGTTTTCTTTTTTACGAAAATATTTTTGGTTATAACTTTGCTAGTTTAAGTAATTTGTTAGATAAAGAATCGGTTGTAAATATAAATTTTGATCCTAAAAACTTAGGTCGTATGGATGAAACAAATGATATGTTTGGAGCCAGACATTTTGAAGTTATACAGCAGTTTGATATTTTATCAAATATAAAAAACGGAGTTTATTCGGGTAAATTTATTGGATATGATAGAAATATAGGTCAAAGTCTAGAATTAAATTTCGATTACAATTCTATAAATCATCCAAAAAATTCTAGGAATAACGGACCTGCTGTGGCAAATTTAAAAACCATAGAAGGCGATTTATTAAACAATTTTTCAGAATCAAATATAGTTGAAGGTCCTACAAGTTTAATATCTAGAAATATAAATGAAATAAAACAAAATAGTCCAGGAGAATTCGAAAAGAAGATAGATTATGAACAAATTTTATTTCAGAGAGAATCTATATTTGCAAACTTCTTTTCACAAAGAGTTAAACTTGTAGTGCCAGGAAATTTTGGAATTTCATCAGGAGCAAATGTATATTTAAACATACCTAAATTCTCCGAGAAAGTTCCAGGAGAAAATAATTTAGACAGAACATTATATGGTCATTATATGATCATCGCAGCACGGCACAAATTAACACCGGACAATAAACACGAAACTATTTTTGAAGCTTGTACAAACAGTTCAAATAGAAGTGATAGATATAATAAAATGATCGGCGTTGATAATGTAACTAATACAAATTATGCGTAATATTTTTTTAAGGATAATCCTATGACTATGCAAGTTGTAGAAAGAGATGCTATAGTTATCAATAATGCTGATCCACTTGGATTAGCCCGACTTCAAGTTTTTATCTATGGTGTTCATGATATAACTGGAATTAAAACTCCATTTGAGAACCTTCCTTGGGCGTTTGCATCTCAAACTACCGTTTCTATACCAAAAATATACACTCCAATAAAAGTAAAATATAAATTTTCTTTTGGTAGTGCAATGAGAGCTTTTGCTGATCAAGAGGCTTTAGAATGGCACTCTCCTTCACCTTATTTGAAATTAACAGAAAATAGAGACCCAAGACTCTATTTAAAATATGACAGTGAAAATCAAAAATTTTTAAACCAAAGTCCTGTAGATTATTCAACGATTAAAAATAAAATAGCACAATTAGAGGAAGAAAAGAAAACATTAGAAAATGCCAAAAAAGCTAATGAAGAAGAACTAAAAAATTTAATTGCAGATGAAGAAAAATATCAAGTTTCACCTATAGACGAATCTGGATGGACTGTAGCTATAGAATACTCAAAAAGTGAACTCAATAACTTTTTAAATGATGTTGGTTCAATTGGTTCAGTAAGTGGGCAATCTTACGATAGTAGAATTTCTCAATTAGAATCTCAAATACAAAGTGGTAGAAAATTAGCTGAGATTGCGTATCCAAATAGAAATGAAGATGAGCAAGATTTAACATTAGAACAATATGCTGATCAAGTTTGGAATTCTCGTGAACTAACTGAAAGAGATAATTTAGTAACCAGAAAAGGACTACTAGAAAGAAATATATTAGATGCTGAGACAAACCTGGCAAATCTTTATAAGAACTCTACATCAAATTTAAATAGAGTAAATACGCAAAAACAAGGAATTCAAGAAGAAATAAACAAACAAAGTCTTAAAATACAAGAAATAGATAAACAAATTGCAGAACTAAATTCTCAAGCTTCTAATGCGCCGAATGCTTTACTTTCCATAGAACAGGCAAGATCATTGGATGCAAGAGTAGGCCGATATGATGAAACTTCTGGTAAAGTTTATAATACACAAGAAGAATTAATAGGTAACTGGACAGGATATACTTTTTATTTACCCGGTTACGCATTACAACCTGGACCTTCTATACCAGACAGAAAAAAATTAATACCAATAGATTCGAAAGGTAGAATAAGTGAAGAATCTTATTTACAATCAACAAATCTTAATGGTTCAAAATCTGGTCAACTGAGTACAATTATAGATCCTTCGGATAGTGTAGCTATAGAAAAATCAAATAATGATAAAACTTGGAATTGTGATATTTCCTATGAAACTAGATTAAAAATTCTCACAAAAAGACAAGAAGTTATAACAGCAGTTAAATGGTTGAGAGATAAGATACTTGCTCTTTTTGCAATTGATGGAAATTCTGCCACAGCTCAGTGGATTAAACAAACGGTTAAACTTTTAACGGCTACACTCAAAAGTATTCAGAAATTTTTAAAAGTAATAAATGAAATAGTACTAGAGATTGCAAAAATTACCGCACAGATAAGACAACTAATAAACTGGATATTAAGTTTACCCGCAAGATTATTGGTTCTGTTGCAAGACTGTTTAACTCATTTTTTTAATTCATTGACTGATGCTTTTTCCGAATCAATATCTTTAAGTGGTGCCGGTGGTGAAAATGTATCTTTTTCTGAAGTAACAGAATTAATATCTGAAACACAAAAAACATTCCAAACAGCAAAAGAAACAGTAGAAATTACAACAATAGTATATACAGAAATTAAAGCGATAGAAGCAACATTTGAAAAGGTATAATGATGGCAGATACAGAAGTTAAAAAACCCGAAGGTGATAGTACTTGGTATGAACCCGATTCTCAAGCAAATAATTCAGTTTATCCTCATGTAAAAGGATTTTATTCCGATTCTGGTCATTTTGTGGAAATGGATGACACACCACAATATGAAAGAATGAGAATACAACATAGAATAGGAAATTATACTGAGATACAATCCGATGGAACAGAAATTCATAAAATTATTGGTGATAATTATGAAATAGTTGTTAAGAACAATCATGTTTTGATAAAAGGTTATTGCTCTGTGACTATAGAAGGTGATTCTAAATTAAATGTTAAGGGAGATGTTTATCAAAACATTGAAGGTAATGTTTATCAAAACATTGAAGGTCAGATGGACGCTGTTGTCACCGGTGAGGTAAATTTAACTTCAGAAACCGATGTAAACATAACTGCTGGAGGAATAGAAGGACAAATTAATTTAAATGCTCCTTTTTCTGTTCATGTCGAAGGTGATTTAACTGTAAACGGAGGAATATCTTCCACAGGACCTATTGCTTGTTCTGAAAACATAATAGCGAGTAAAAAAGTTTTTGGTGCTTTAGGATTGGTAACTCCCACAGGAGTTTTAGTTGGCCTTCCAGATGCTGGTGCTGTTGCACCAGGAATTTATTCTGCTGGTCCCATTTCATCATTATCCTCAGTTACGGCGCCAGTATTGAATGATATTATTGGACCAATACAGATATTCAGACATGCGTATACATATCATTTTCATCCAGGAGATTCTGGAGGAGTTACTGGAATTCCTAGCATAGGAGCTTTATAATGGCAAATGTTTTAGATAGATTAACAACTACTTTCGATTCATCTAAATTTGGTGATGATATTAATTTGAGTGACAGAGCTAAAGCTTTTTTAAACACAAGTCCTATAAAAATAAGTTCATGGGCGGCTAGTGATTTGGCCAATGGTGCGGTGACACGTTCTGATTATTTTCAAAATCCTGTTGCATCTTATGTTTCTAGTATATCTTCTAATTTAAATTCAATTATAACATTATGTACTACTAGTCCAGATACAAACTATCCTAGTTCTAATGCTGCGATAAAAAATTTAGCTAATTCATCAAATAATTTAGTAACTCAATTAAATTTATTTTTACAACATACAAATAGAATATCTGGTGTTTCAGAGAGTTATTTTGATTCATCTACAGGAGTTATAAAACCAAATTATCAAGATTGTGTCGGATCTGGAGGAATGATATTAACTATATTGGGAACAACAGATAATGTTAGAAATTCTACTCCTATTTTAAACCAGTTTACTAGTTTGTATATTGAAGAAGAATTGGCGGCTAATAATTGGAGTATAGGAAATACTAAAAACTCACTACAAACCGTGCCTTCTTCACTGACAACATCTCAAGTAAATGCAATGAATGTAATAATAAACACCGCAAATACATTACTTTACACCAGAAGAACCGAAGATGAGAATTATTTTTACGCTTCCCAACAAATTTTAAAAGATTTTCAGATACTAAACGGAATGCAAAACTCGGGAAGTACTGAAAAAAATCTAATTACCAATAAAATAGGAACCGCAAAACTCAAAACCTCTTTAGGAGTTGAATAAATAATAGATGGCCACAATTACTACCAATGTTGCGAGAACTTATAAGGACTTAGACCTCCTTTTCAATGTTCACCCAATAAAAAAAGACGTTAATAAACACACAGCAGAAATGGCTGTGATTAATTCTGTAAAAAACTTGATTTTAACAAATCATTATGAACGTCCTTTTCAACCAGAAATAGGATCTAATGTCTCAAAACTTTTATTCGAACAACTAGATTTTGTGACTGCCGCAGCATTGGAAAGAGAAATTTCTCAGACAATACGAAATTTTGAACCAAGAGCCTCTGTTTATAGAATACGTGCTTTACCAGATTATGACAACAATGGTTTTACGATAGATATGGAATTTACCATTATAAACAGAACTGAACCAATAACAATAACATTTTTTCTAGATCGAGTAAGATAAATGACAGATCGTTTAAGAGTAACAGAACTTGATTTTGATCAAATCAAAACAAATTTAAAAAGTTTTTTAAAAAGTCAAAATGAATTTACCGACTATGATTTTGACGGTTCTGGATTAAGTGTACTTTTAGATATACTGGCTTATAATACACATTATAACGCTTATTATCTAAACATGATTGCAAATGAATCCTTCTTAGATACGGCTCTTTTAAGAAACTCGGTTATTTCTCATGCCAAAAAATTTGGATATGTTCCAAGATCAGCAACAGCTGCAAGAGCTACAATTAACTTTACTATCAATAGTTTAAACTCTACACCAGGTAGTTTAACTTTACCAAGAGGATATATTTTCTTATCTTCATTGATTGATAATAAAGTATATAATTTTGTTACATTAGAAGATACTACCGTAACAAAAACTGGGACAAATTTCGTATTCAATAATTTAAAAATATACGAAGGATCTTTGAATAGATATTCTTTCAACCATTCTGAAGCTTCAAATCCAAAGCAAATATTTTCTATACCAGATTCGAATATTGATACATCAACATTAAAAGTTACTGTACAACAATCTTCATCTAATACAGATTCGGTTGTTTATAGTTTAGCCACAGATGTAATAAATCTTACTGCTAACTCTACTGTTTATTTTTTACAAGAGGGACTAAACAATCAATATCAGATTTATTTTGGTGATGATGTAATCGGTAAAAAAATACCTGACGCTGGTGTAGTAAATGTAACCTATCTTTCTACGAACGGATCTGTTGCTAATAAAGCCAATACTTTTGTTGCCACGACACCAGTCTCATCTTTTACTACTTTTAGTGTGACCCCAGTTGCCGCTTCTTCTGGCGGCGCAGCAAAGGAATCTGTCGATCAAATTAAGTTTGCAGCTCCATTACAGTTTACCTCTCAAAATAGAGCTGTAACAAAAAATGATTATATTAAACTAATTCAACAAAAATATCCACAGTTTGATGCGGTTAATGTTTGGGGTGGAGAAGAAAATATTCCTCCCGTTTATGGTAAAATTTTTATTTCTGCTAAACCTAAATTGGGATTTGAAGTTTCTGATACCGAAAAAAATTATTTTATAAATGAGATAGTTAAACCCATAAGTGTTTTAACAGTTACTCCAGAATTTGTTGATGTTGATTATAATTACATTAAGTTAATTTCTACCGTTTATTATGACCCAACGAAAACTGATTTAAATACATCAACTCTACAATCAAAAGTTACAAATGCGATAACTTCATTTTCAAATTTAAATTTAAATAAATTTAATTCAATTTTTAGTTCATCAAAATTAAGAACTAATGTTGATAATTCTGATATTTCTGTACAATCAAACGAATTGGAAATATTTTTGTCTAAGAGATTTAGACCTGTTTTAACACAAACTAATACTTATACTTTAGATTTTGGTGTTGAATTGTCTAGAGGCACAACACTCGATAATTTTTATTCTTCACCAAATTTTAATATACTTGACGAAAATTTAATAGAAAGATCCTGCTTTATTGAAGAAGTTCCATCTTCATTTACAGGAGTCGAATCGATATCAGTTATAACACCAGGTTCAGGATATACGTCAACACCAACCATAGAAATTATTGGAGATGGTCGAGGAGCCAAAGCGGCCGCCATTATCGTAAACGGAAAACTAAGTTCAGTAAAAGTTATAAATCCTGGTATTGGTTATACAACAGCTGCAATAAGAATTATTGGTGGTGGAGGAACAAATGCTACTGCTGAGTCTATTTTAGAAAATAGGTTTGGTAAAATTAGAATCGCCTATTTTAAACCAGATGAGCTTACAAGTAGAAGTACAAAGGTTATTTTAAATGCCGAAAAAAATGAAGGTATTACTGGTGTTATAGATTACGTTTTAGGCACTATAACAATAGAAAATTTTGCTCCACTTTCTGTAGATAATGATTTTGATGAACTTTCTATAAATGTTAGACCAAAATCTACAGTTTTACAATCAATTAAAAATAAAATGTTAGCTTTCGATCAAACGGATCCAACCAGTGTTGTTGTTGAACTAAAAATCATAAAATAAAAAAATGTCAGAATTAATTGTTTCCAATTTAGTTTCAAGTCAACTACCTGATTTTATTAGGTCTGATAACCCCAAGTTTGTCATTTTTTTAGAAAAATACTATAAATGGTTAGAAAGTAGTAATAATGCATTATACGAAGTCAAAACTTTAGAACAGTCTAAAGATTTAGATTTGGTCGATGATTACTATTTAAATGAAATAGCAAAAGAAGTTTTACCATATTTTCCAAAAGAAATTCTTTTAGATAAAAGAACTTTTATAAAAAATGTAGGAGAATTTTATAGGTCAAAAGGAACACCAGAATCAGTAAAGTTTTTATTTAGAATATTATATAATGAAGATATTGAAATTTATTTTCCAAAAGAACAAATATTAAAAGTTTCTGACGGAAAATGGGTATTACCTTTATCGTTAAGAGTTGAGACTGGTGATACCAATATTTTTGATATTGAAAAATGTAAAATTACCGGAACAAATTCAAAAGCAACAGCTATCGTTGAAAAAGTTATAAAATCGGTTGACCGACAGTTAGGAATAGAATATGTAGAATTATACATTTCCAATATTAATAAATTATTTTTAACTGGAGAAAATGTAAGCACAACTATAGTAAGAACCAATGGAAATGAAGATTTTGTTACCGCAAAATTAATTGGTTCTTTATCTGAAATTAAAATTGATCCTAAAAATAGAGGATTATATTACAATGGATATGATACAGAATTAAGATATGAAGGAGATCCAGTTACAATTATAGGTGGATTGAATCCAAGTTCTGGTAACCCTATTGGTGCTATAGCTACAGTTGGAAATGTATTACAGGGTTCAGTTGACGATGTTGTTGTTACTAATGGAGGTTTTGGATTTAGGGATCCCGCATTATATCAAAATTCCTCAATTCTTGATTTTACTGGAGGATTTAAAGATATATTATTAGGTTCTGAAGCTAAGGCTAAAATATTACTGTTGGATGAAAAAGTATATAGAACAATAAACGTAAGTAATATAACAATAGAATCTTTCTATTCTTCAACTATTGACGGAATTGATAATGTAAATGACAATAAAACGATAAATGAATTGACTACGAAACAAACACTGAATGTTTTTCCCATATCTTTTATTACCGTAGAATCTTCTGGTGGAGGGTATAAAACTCAACCCGATTTGGACATTTATAGTTTGTATATGGAAGAACTTGATGATACATTAATTATAAATTCAACTACTGCCGTAAAGGGCACTAGAGTTTTGAGAGATGAGTCTCAAGATTTAACCAACTCTTTTGAAGTTGGAGAAACAGTAAAATTATTTTTAAGAAATAGATATGAAGAAATAAAAATTGTAGCCAACGTAAGTTCAAACACAATAACTTTTTTTGATGAATTTGAAAATAATATAAACAATCTTTCAGTATATAAATTAAATAGAAGGAAATTAACCGAAGTTGGATCTTTAGGTAGAATTCAAATAGTCAATGGTGGAAATGGTTATTCTGTTGGGGATTTTTTAGTTTTTAGTAGTACTGGTAGAGGATATGGAGCTAATGCGAATGTTAGTTCTGTACATGCCGGAAATAATGGAATTAAAACAATAACTTTCAATGAAACATCCGATTATATTAGAGGTGGTGAAAGTTATACTATGATTGACCTTCCAACCGTAACAGTTAATTCTCCCGGTGGAGGACAAAATGCAGTATTAAAAGTATCCGAAATATTAGGTGAAGGATTAAATAAAGAAATTTCTACAACTAGAATTGGTGCAATATCAAGTATAAGAGTTATAAGTTACGGTTATGATTATGTTTCTGCTCCAATTATTTCTTTGAGAAATGCTGACATATCATTAACTGATGTTACCGAAGGTCAAATTTATGTAGCGAATACATTTGTTTATCAAGGAGCATCGAATACAAATTATAGTTGGTCTGCTTATGTGGACAAATATTCAACATCAAATAATTCATTAAGAGTTTATAATTATACAGGAACTTTTGATTCTAGTCTATCTATAAAATCTGATGATAATTTAACCACAGGAAATGTTGTGACCTCGTTGTTCTACGGCGATGGTAAGGCTAAGGCAACAGCCAAATTTGAAAATGGATTGATTCGATATCCTGGAATTTACTTGAATACCGATGGTCAACCAAGTTCGGATCAAAAATTTCAAGATGATAAAAAATATCATAACTTCTCGTATATAATTAATACAGAAAATGATTATTATAAATTTAAGAAAACATTGCAAGAAACTGTACATCCATTAGGAACAAAAACTTTTGTAACTAAAATTGATACGAATTCAAAAAATGCTTCTGATCAAAATGTACAAATAATCTATTTAACGCAAGATTATCATTCAAATACATTTAATATAAGTAATATTTCTAATAGTATAGTGTCAACGTCAATAACTCCAAACGTGCAATCTGAAGTTTCTGTTGGCAATTTAATTATTTTAAAAAATTTAGAAAAAACCATAAATGGTACAGCAAATATTTCATCCAGCTCAAATGTAATAACTGGTAACGGAACTAATTTTATTCATGATGTGGTTGATGGCCAAACGCTCTATCTTTCCTCTGGAAATACAGTAGTCGTAAAAAGTATATTTAATGCAAATACTATTTTTGCTCAAACAGAATTTGGCATTTCTAGCACCGATTTGACAATTAGGGTGGTGTTTGATGAAACGAAAAATGTCTCTTTTGTGAATGCCAACACCATTTTAGTTGACACTAATCCAATAACAACAAACAACTTTGTTTCAATAATTGTACAAAAAGTGAGATAAATAAGTCTATGTCATCAATAATAACGAACACCTTTTCTACTTTACTCGCACAACAATTCATAAATTTATTGGATGTTGGTGCGAATACGTACTTGCCCTTAAATCGAAGGTCTTATCTTTTTGCGACTATTGGCAAACAAACGCCTTGGAATCAAGGTGACACTCCTCCTGTTTCTCCCGGACAATCCACCAGAGATTTGATTGAATATTACAATAGGGGTATTGTAGCGAAGGTAATTCAATTAGACAATGTTTCTTTCGTGGTTCCGAGGTATAATTGGCAATCCGGAACGGTGTATTCTAGATATGGTTGTACAGTTTGTCCTATTGGAACACCATTTTATGTTTTAAATTCTAAAAATCAAGTTTTCAAATGTTTAGATAATAATAATAGTATTGCATCTACGGATGAACCTGAATTATTTTTATCTGCGACTTCTTTAGAAGAACCATTTTTTATAACTTCTGACGGATATAAATGGAAGTATTTGTACACTATAAGTTCTGATCAAAAACAAAAATTTTTAAATCAAGATTGGATGCCGGTTGCTTATAATAGATTTGTTAGAGCAACTGCAATTAATAGAAGTATTGATATCGTTAGAATAGGAAATGCTGGAAACAATTATGTTGATGGTCCAACACAAAGTATAATTACTATTGTTGGTGATGGAACCGATGCCGTTTTAAAAGCAAATGTTGTTGGTGGAAATGTAGTAAATATCGTTATTCAAAATAGAGGAAAAGATTATACCACAGCTAACTTAATATTTACTGATGTTGCGGGTGGCATAGGAACTGGTGCTTCAGCTAATGTAGTTTTATCTCCGCAAAATGGACATGGTTATGATCCGGTTGAAGAACTTTATGCAAATACTGTAATGTTTAATGTCGATTTTGATGGTAGTGTTGGTGGAATTTTTCCATCAGAAAATGAATTTAGAGAAGTTTCCTTAGTATACAATCCTTATATTAATAATACTGAGACATTGGCTTCAGCTGATACATATACACTTTATAGTAAAGTTTTAGTGTCGCCTGGTGTTGGAGATTATAATAACGATGAAGTTATTATACAAGGTGACACTTTAGAAAATTCCACATTTAGTGCTGAAGTCATTTCATTTGATGAGGGTACTAATGTTATGTACCTTAATAATTTAAAAGGAACTTTTACACCCAATCAACCAGTAAAAGGATTGAGTAGTGGTTCAATACGAATAGGAATTAATGTAACAAACCCATCTTTAGAATTATATTCAGGAAAAATATTATTTGTTTCAAATAAAGTTCCTGTAACTAGAGATCCAGACCAAACAGATAGAATTAGATTTATTTTAAGTTTCTAAAAGAGGAATAAATGACTAAGCTTTTTAATTACGATCCATATAATGACGATTTTGATGAAGATAAAAATTTTATGCGAGTTCTTTTTCGCCCAGGATATTCCTTGCAGGCGAGAGAACTTACTCAATTACAAACAATCTTGTCCAATCAAATTGAAAAGTTTGGTAATCACATATTTAAAAATGGAAGTCCAATAACTGGAGGTAAAATTTCCCTAGATGATAGAGCTTATTATCTAATTCTAAAGGGTCAATATAGTGGTCAAGATATTGTTTTGGAAAACTTTTTGGACAAAACTATTGTTTCTTATAATTCATCTAAAGTAATTAGAGCCAAAGTTATAGCTATAGATAATTCAACAATTTTTCCTATTTTAATTGTAAAATATTTAAGTGGAGATTTTTTTGCAGAAGGCGATGAATTAAAAGTCTATGGACAAAATATTTTTGCTGAATTGGAAGATGCAAATGCTACAGGACGTTCTTATGTAGCTAGTATACAGGAAGGTGTTTATTACTTTAAAGGACAATTTGTAAAAGTTAGTCCTCAATTTTTAGTATTAGAAACATATTATAGATTAGGTTTAAACACAGAAACAATTAACAAACAACCTTCTTATAGAATAGGTATTGAATTTGATGAATTGGTTATTGATGAAATTGATGATGTTTCTTTATTAGACCCAGCACAAGGTTCGTTCAATTATCAAGCACCTGGTGCAACAAGGTTTAAAATTAATACCATATTGAGTAAGAGAACATTAGATTCTGCTGATGAATCTTCTTTTTTCGAAGTTATCCGAATTGTTGATGGGGTAAAAACAAAAGAAATTGATTATCCTATTTACAATGAAATTGATAAGACTTTAGCAAGAAGAACATTTGACGAATCTGGTAATTATACTGTTGATCCTTTTGTAATATCTCTAGAAGAAGAATACGTAGATACATCAAATAATAATTACGTTGATCCTAATTATTTTACAGCATCATTGGATCCAGGTAAAGCATATGTCGGCGGTTATGAGGTACAAACAATAGCTCCAACAAAATTACAAGTGTCTAGAGGAAGAGCCACAGCTAGTATTAATGACTATGATTTACCCACAAATTATTCGAGTTATGTCCATGTAGCAAACGTATATGGAACCTTAGTTATATCCAACTTTGAACTTTTGGATATACATTGTGCAAATCATGCCAGTGTTAGTGTTGCTTCTACGACAGAATATAATTCTTCAAAAATTGGTACAGTTCGTGCCAATATGATAAAATATAACAAATCTTCTAATCCCGATCTAGGCACAACCCATCAGTTTACAGTTAATCTTTTTGATGCAAATACTTCTTCAATAACAGGAAGTGTAGCTTCTTCTGGATCTACTAATACCGTTATAGTCTTACCTTCATCTTTTGCACAACTTCCAGCAAACAGTTATTTGGGAATGTTTTTTAGTATTAAAGATGGAGCAGGATTAAATTTAGCACCAGTTAGAATTAAAGAATCGAGTGGATCGTCAAAAACAATTACGTTATCTTCAGCTTTACCTTTTGTTCCTTCTTCAAACGCATTTTCAATTGATTCGGATTTTAAATTTGCAGAATCATTAATAAAAAGAAGTGGTTCAAAAATTTTTGGTGCTGATATAACAGATGATTCTAAAACTAACGATGATAATAAGTATGCTTTTATTACTGAACCTAACAGACAAGGATTAATTTTTGATGTTCCTTTTGACGCTATTAAGGAAGATACAATAACAAATTTTGATTTTTTTGCAAGAAAAGTCTATAGCGATAAGACATCAAGTGGTTCAGGAATTATTACTTTAGCACCGGAGGGCACTGACACCTTTGCATTTGCTGGTACTCCAGGAACTTTATCTGACAGCGTTATTTTAGATAATATAATTTGTTTTATTCGACCTGATACTTCTGGAGGAATTCCAAGTATAGCACCAAATACTGTTTTAAGTTTAGCTAATAATGAATATACCGTATCAGCTATAAGTAGCACTGAAATTAGAGTCAATTTTGATCCTACAAACACAGGACTTTTTGGTGGTATTAGAGCAGATTTTATAGTAACAACTAAAGTGAATAATGCGGAAAATGGATCAACTGGAGCTATACGATCAAAAGTTTTATACCCATTATCTGTAAGTAAACATGAAAAAGTAGCTTATATGATTGATACTACAACGGGTTTAACTTCACTTAATACTGGAACAACTACTGCTTTTTCTGGAGGATATGTTTTTCCAGAGTTGGGTGTAACTTATTTTGATAATGAAACGGGAGCGGGAGATGCCGGTACAGTTAAGAAATTAAAAACTCCAGGAGTTCCTGTTAGTTTACAAGTACCTGACGTATTAGAAATTGTAAAAATTATAGATTCGAGAACAATTACTGGTAACATTACAACAGCAATGTTGACTGATCCACTTTATGACGTAACTAATAGATATGAATTTGATAACGGACAAAGAAAAACTCATTATGATCACGCAACAATCAAATTAAAAAGAGGATTTAGTTCTCCTGTTGGCAGTTCAATTTATGTTATGTATAATTATTTGAGTCATGGATCAGCACCATCTCCTCAAAATGATGGATTATTTACTGTAGATTCTTATTTGAACGAAACTTCGGATATTACATATGCAACTATAAGTAAGTTTGTCGATAAATCTACTGGAAAAATTTTATCTGGAAGAGCTTCTTTTGATTTTAGACCAACTAGAGGTATTGCTCAAAATACTTTGTCTGGAGCGGTTTGTCCGGATCCTGATGAAATTGCAGAAGTTTCTTTTGAAAATTATTTAAGTAGGGTTGATAAAGTAGTTGTAAAACCATCAAAAGAGATGGCTATTATTGAGGGACAATCTGCTGTTAAACCTTTGATTCCTCCACATGATATAACTGATATGTTACTTTACACCCTGTATATACCCCCGTATACAGAAAATGTAAAAGATGTTCGTGTAGATTTCCAAAATAATCGTAGATTTACCATGAGGGACATTGGTGCGTTTGAAAATAGAATTAAAGGATTGGAATATTATGTCTCTTTAAATTCTTTAGAAAAAAATGCTAATGATTCTAAAATATTAGATGCTAATGGACTCGAAAGATCAAAATATGGAATTTTAGTTGACAATTTTACTTCAACTAGCGTTCAAGCTAATTATGGTGATGTAGGTTTTGATAATAGAAATAAAGTAGAAGATGGAGAATTAAAGCCAGCTTCTTTAATGAGTACGACTAAACTCCTATGGTCGGAAAGTACTTCTTCTGGTAGTTATAAGGTTGTGGGTACAAATACTCAAAAATCTTTGATTATGAATTATACTTCCACAAAATTTGCCGATCAACCATATGCAACTAAAACTATTCCTATTGCTAGTGCTCTTTATGGTAATTTTAATGGAACGTTAAAACTTTTCCCAGAGTTTACGAGTGACCATGATACTAGTGTTACAGCTAAAGTTACTTTAAACTCGGTTCAAGGATTAGAAGATGCCTTTAATTTCGTTGATGATAGATTAAATTACGTAGCTGAACAGAATCCAACTTGGCTAAGTGACAAAGATAGTCCTTTTGCAAAAGTTCCAGATTCTTCTTGGTTTGAAACAAAAACCACAGTTGAAAATAAGACAGTACAAATTAATAGAAATACAAATGGTAATTTACAAACCACTACTGATCAAGTTTATGTTAAAACAGGAGCAACATTAAGTGCAGATCAGATTGGTGTGTCAACATCAAAACAGGATTTAGGATCTTATATTACAGACACAGCAATAAATCCTTTCTTAAAACCTAGAGGTATAGTTTTTATAGGATCTTCTTTAAGACCTAAAACGAGATTTTATTCGTATTTTGATGGCACATTAGTTGATAACTACACTATCGTTCCATCAAAAGTTACTTTAACTCAGAATACTCCATTTAAATCTGGAGAAATGGTTTTAATTGCCAATACAAATGCTGAATTATCAACTCATATAGATAATTATGCTTTAGATACTGGAATATACCATTTAGGTGTTTGTGCCGTTTCTGAAGTGGGATCAGCTAATGTTTCTATAGTAAATGAAAGTAGTTTGTCATTGAGTGGAAAATATGTATATGGTCTAGATTCGAAAGAAACTAAAATTATTAGTTCAGTATTAGATCATCGTTGTGGAAATACAAAATCGGTAACATCCAGTACAATTACATTAGCTGCAGATGCTCCAAGTGTAGACATTACTGGCAACACAGTAAGTTTGGTTAGAATTCAAACTACTGACGCTGATGTAAATCCTGCAACTGGAATTGGTTCCACTTACACAATTACTGCTTATAATACTACTACTAAAGTAGCTACAGTATCAGGAACAATACCTTCCTCCGAAGTAGGAAAAACATTTTCTTATAGTATAGGAACGAATGTTTCAAATAAAGCTGGCCAAATTGGTGGAATATTTTATCCACCACAAGCCACTTTCTTAAGTGGAGAAAGAGTTTATAGATTAACGGAGTCTTTCAATAACTCTTATGATAAAGATGCAATTTCTTTTGCCGATAAAAATTTTGTATCATCAGGTATAACAACAACAAAAACTTCTTTAGTTGATACCGTATACAATATTGGAATAAGTAATCAAATTGTAGGAACTGTTACTTCACCATTGTTACAATCGACAACAGTTACAAGTACAATAACAAGCACTTGGAGAGTCGATCCATTAGCACAAACATTTTTTGTGGATGAACAAACTTACCCACATGGATTGTATTTGGAGAGTGTAAATTTATTCTTTAGTGCTAAGGATGATGAAAACCTTCCAGTCAGAGTGCAAATTAGACCTACAGTAAATGGTACACCTTCTTTTGATTATTGGTATCCTGAATCTGTAGTTGAAAAATATCCTAGTGAAATAATTGTCTCAAACACACCTAGTATTAATGATAGTGCTACCAAAAATGTTTTTACTTTTAGTTCACCAGTATTTTTAAAACCAGGATTATATGCTGTTGTTATATTAACTGATTCTCCAGATTATGTTGTTTGGACAGCAGAAAAGGGACAAACAACATTAACTAATCAAACTGTTTCTGTTAACCCTTATGTTGGCACTTTGTATAAATCACAAAATGCTATGGAATATGTTCCATATCTAAATGAAGATTTAATGTTTGAATTGAATCGTTGTGTTTTCAATACAAGTTCTGCAACATTTTTATTACAGAGTGAGAAACAAGATTCAAAAATTTATATTGATAGATTTAGATTGTTGGAGAAGTCTATTACAACACAATCTAGTTCTCCAATATCAATTTCTTACTCAGTTATTACTAAACCAGTAAATTCATCGAAAGAAACAATTTATAGAAATATAACACCGTCTACAATTTATAGTATGGGAGATGACACCTTCTATTCTATAGGTAATAGAAGAAAAGAGTTACTAGATAAAAATGATTTTACAGTAAGATTAGAAATTTCAACTTCAAACGATGCTGTGACTCCTTTAGTTTCTTTAGAGAGTTTATATGTAAATACTTGGGAAAACTTTATTGATAATGGTGAAATTAATCCTGAAGATTTTAATATTATTGTAGCTGGTGCAAAGTACTCAAATGCTAATGTGCTTACTGTTATTTCTTCCACAGGAGAAGGCGCAAATGTTGAAATAGTTGTAAATAATAGTACAGATGGAAATGTGGTTCGAATGAATGTCGCTTCATCTGGTATAGGATATGTTGATGACTTTTATATTTCATATCCACATACATCAAACAGTTCAACTGTAACAGCTAATGCCTCTATTGTATTAAATAGTGAATTTGATAGTTCTGGTGGACCATGTTTGGCGAGATATATTACTAAACCTATTATTTTGACAGACGGATTTGATGCTGGTGATTTGAGGGTATTCTTATCTGCCAATAAACCTGTTGGAACAGAAATTCATGTTTTCTATAAAATTTTATCTAGTTCTGATATTATAAGTTTTTCCGATAGACCTTATGGTAAATTTGAATGTTTGAATCCTAGTGTTAGTGGCGCAATAGATGAAACTGAATTTAGAGAATATGAATACCGACCTTCTCTAACAAGTGACGAATTGACTTACACTTCTGATGCTGGAGTTATTTACGACACATTCAAAACATTTGCAATAAAGATTGTTATGACTTCGCGTGATCCTTCGGTAATACCGAGGGTTAAAGATTTAAGAATAATTGCTTTGCCAGCAGGATAATATATGAAAGAAAATCTTTTAAAAGTAGAAGGCGATTTATTCGTAAAAGATAGGAAAAATGGTGCCATTTTGGCTGTAAATAAAAATATACTCATACAAAATGAAGCTAGAAAAAAAATGGGTAAAAAAATGAGCAGTAATGACACTGAGATAAATAACTTAAAATCTAAAATAGAAGAATTATCTAACGATATGACCGAAATCAAATCGTTGTTAAAAACTTTGATTCAAAAGAAGGATTAATAATTAGAGATGCCTACTTCACTAATACCAATTATTGCCAGAACTAACACTATCGATGAGTGGAGAATTCAAACTAATAAATCTGCTACAGATTTAAATGATCTTGGATTCTACACCTACGATAAAGCTCAAGGCACATTACTACTCTCGGGTACCTCCCTATTAAGTATAACAGCTGAAGGAACACCGTTACAAGTAGCTAACAATGTTTTATTTCAAAGTAGTTTGACTCTTGGTAATACTCTTTTCTTAGGCATTCAATCTTCAGCAACTGGTAATATTATTGCTGGTGGAACAATATCAGTTAGGGGTCCAGGACAATCTCTAAACGTGGCGAATAGTGTTTACGTGGGTAGAGACCTGCAAATTGTTCAAAATGTTTATACCAGTAATGTTATTGTAAATACTGACATAACCATAGCAAATAATTTAACTGTAACAACAGGAAAATTACGATTGAATGGATCTGGAAATGTATCCTATATTAATACAGGTTCTTCTTTTACTAAAACGCTATATTCCGATCAAGTATATTCAACAAATGTAAGCACTGCAAACCTATATGCTTTATATGCTAAAGTTGATGTTTTAGATGATTTGTCTTTTGCTAGAATTATTACTTTAGATAATACTACTACAAATTCTCATATATTAAAAACTAATGCCGCTACTTCAAATTTTTTAACAACTAAAAATTTAATAGCCAATGTAACAGCGAACATTGTAAATTTAGAATCGAATGTTGCTGTAATTAACGTAGCAACAATAATTGATGGTAATGTAGTATCTCTAGTTTCAAACAATTCTACAATAAACATTTCTACCGTAAATACTTCTACGATATTGACTGGTAATGTAGTTTCATTAGTTTCAAACAATTCTATTTTAAATAATTCCACTGTAAATACATCTACGGTGTTGGTTGGTAATGTAGTAACACTTACTTCAAATAGTTCTACTATAAATGTTGCTAGTATCAATTTAGCTTCGATTAATACTTTAACGACATGGAATATAACTTCCACAAATAGAATTACAGGAAATAGTATTGTAACAAATAATATCGTTTCTTCTACAATTAATACATCTATTTTAAATGTCACATCAAACTTATGGATGAGTACTGGTTCTTTAACAAGAATTTTTGCACCGAATGATCAGCACGAATCTTTGACTGTTGATGGTAAAACTACTTTAAGAACTGCATTAATTACTAGTAATTTAACTGTTGAAGGAACTTGGACAGCTCTAGGTGATATTGAGTATGAAGTTGGTGAAATAATTTTAAATAAGAGAACACCAACAAACGCTGAAGCGACATTTAGAAATGAAAGACCTATAGGTGATGATGCGTTAATTAGATGGAATGAAGCTGATGATAGATGGACTATTTCGAGAGGAAATACATATTCTTCCCTCTATGGAATTTTGGATGATAGTTTCTTAAGTTCATCAATAAACAGCACAAGTACTTCAAATGTTGCAACTTCTTTAGCTGTGAATACAGCCCATTTTGTTGCACAGACTTCGGGTATGTACGCTAACTCAGCATTTGCCGCACAGAATACAACAGGTAGTTATGCTAACTCAGCTTATGCTCAAGCAAATTTAGCATTTACCGCGGGAGGTGTTATAGCTGGAAGTTATGCCAATTCGGCTTATCATACAGCTAATAGTGGATCATCATATGCGAATTCAGCTTTCACCCATGCAAATTCATCATTCATTCAAGCCAACACACCATCGCATGTAGCAAATTCTGCAGCACTTTATGCAAATGGTGCGTTCTTAAGGGCAAATACACCAACACATGTTGCAAACTCCGCGTCACTTTATGCCAATGCGGCTTTCTCTAAAGCCAATACAGTTGCTACTGATTTAAATGACGTTGCTATTTCTACGGCTACAGCTGTACATACTTCAAGTTCTGCATCATTATATGCTAATGGAGCTTTCGCTAAAGCTAATAATTCTTCAGACGCTGTAGCTTTAGATAAAGCTACTTCTGGATCTGCATATGCTAACTCTGCATTTGCAGCAGCTAATAATGCTGTGCAGAAAGTTGCTCCTACACAGACGATTACTGGTGATCTTACTATAACCCGTAGATTAAATACTGCAAATCTTCAATTTGACGGAGATAGTGCTAGATATTTTGGTTCCAATTTTGTATTTAATTCGGATTTAAATCCAAATACATCTCCAGGTGAAAATGCTGCTATACAAGTTTATCGAGGAACTAATGCCTCTCCTGCTACATTCCAATGGAATGAAACATTAGATAAGTGGCAATTTGAAGATGGTGTAAATGGTTTACATAATTTGGAAGAATTTGCCAATAAAGCAAATAATATTACTGGTGGTGCAACTAATAAAATTCCATATCAAACAAACACTAGTGCAACACAATTCATTGATGCTCCTGCTGTTGCTAATCGTTTCTTAAAGTGGACAGGAACCGAGTTTACTTGGGCGGATGTTCCTGCTGCTGATTTAAATAATTTAAATGCTACCAATTTAACTTCTGGTACTGTGCCGAGTGGTAGACTAACCGGTACTTATAGTATAAACATCAATGGAACAGCATCATCAGCATGTACTGCAACTACTGCTAGTTCGGCAACTAGTGCTACAAATGCTACAAATGTTATTGATGGTGGAACTGTTCACACAAACACTATAAGATGTGATGATTTTGCAAATTTCTATTCGAACGTATTTTTTAGAAGTGGTGGAACAACAACGTCTAGAACTGACCCAAGTAATTTAGCTGCTTTAAAAGTTACTGGTGATGTTGCTGTTTCTAATGAAGTTTGGGCACTTCAGTTTCAAGGTGTCGCAGTGCGAGCCCTTTACGCTGACTTGGCTGAAAAATATTTGTCCGATAAAAAATATCCTACAGGTACCATAATGATGGTTGGTGGCAAAAAAGAAGTTACTGCAGCAAAAGACACCAAAAAACACGCTATCATCGGAATCGTATCGGAGAAACCAGCATACGTAATGAATAATGACTTGAAAAATGGTTTAATAGTTGGACTTAAAGGTCGATTACCTGTTAGAATAATTGGTACTTGTGAAAAGGGTGATTTAATTACTGTATCTGAAAAGTCTGGTGTAGGTATTTCTATAAAAGAAAATGTAATTTTACCATTTAGAATTATTGCTTTAGAAAATAAAGAAACTGAAGAAGAAGGTTTAATAGAAGTAGTTATTATGTAAATTATGATTGGAATTATTGGTTATGGAATGGTTGGACAAGCCGTTGAATACGGCTTTTCCAAAACCCAAGTTTTCGTTTGTGATCCGAAATATAATCACGTAACGGTCAAAGGCCTCTGTTTATTAAATCCAGAGGCAATATTCGTTTGTGTCCCCACACCAACAGACGATACTAATTATTCATTGGTTACTTCAGTATTGAATGAAATTTTCGAGATGAACTATCAGGGAATAGTTATAGTAAAGTCCACAATTTTGCCGCAATATCTTGAAAAATATGATATTGTGTATAACCCAGAATTTCTATCAAGATCAACCTCGAAAGAAGATTTTGTAAATCCACACTTATTAATACTTTCTGGTAAAAAATCTCAACAGGCTTTGGAACTTTATAAAAAACATTCTACCGTAGATACTGAAAATATTTTTGTAACAGATATTAATACAGCATCATTTATAAAATACACCATGAATTCCTTTTATGCAACTAAGGTAACTTTTATGAACTCTATGTATGAGGTTGCTAAAAAAATGGGTGTCGATTATAATGAAGCTATAACTGTTCTCTCTAAACATCCATGGATGGGATCCAATCATTTCAAAGTACCTGGTCCTGATGGTAAAAAAGGATTTGGTGGGCCTTGTTTACCAAAAGACACAGAGTGTTTAGTTAAAAATTATGATGTTGAAATACTTAAAAAAGTTTTGGAATTAAATCAAAAGTTTAGAAATGAATAAGTTTGTTGAACAGTTTTGTCAAACACTATATATTAGTACGTCTTTGGTTTAAATAAAAAGGAGAAAAAATGGTAGTAGATATAAACGTAACAAGTATCTGCAATTTAGCTTGCACATATTGTTCCGAAGGTTTTGAATGTGGACTATCTACCGAGTTTGAAGAAAATACTTCTTTGACATTAGATAATGTTGAAGAATTTATGGCTAAAATTTCTGATCCCAAAAAAGATGTTTATTTCTGGGGTGGTGAACCATTTGTTAATTGGGATTTTTGTAAAGGTGTCATAGAAAAATTTAAACATGATCCTGGTTTTTCTTTTTTCTTTTATACAAATGGAACGTATTTAAAGAGATATTTAAAAGATTTGGTTAGAATTCACAATGAGATTCCCGGTAGATTAAAGTTGCAGGTTTCATATGATGGAAAGCCTGTAAACGACATCGCCAGAGTGACTAAATCTGGTACTCCATCGTCAGCAATGGTCAAAGCAAACTATATTGCAGCTAAAGAAGCTGGATTGAATGTTTCACTGAAATCTGTACTAACGTCTGAAAATTTCCACTTAATCTATGAAGCCTTTTTGGATGTCATAGAAATGGATAAAAATTATTTTCCAACACCAGATTTATACAGCCAATTGACAGAAGAAGAATTTATGCCTAAATTGGAAGTATTAAAGGATGGATTGAAGAAAATTGCTAAACATATTTACGAAAATAAATTACCTCCTGAGAAGTTTGGATGGTTCCAACAATCTAGAGCTCTATGTGCAGCAGGTATAAATTACGTAAGTGTTGATTTAAACGGCGATTTGAGTCCTTGCCATGGATGCATGTACAAAGAATCGCATTCACATAAATTAGGAAATATTTTTAAAGTTGCAGATTTGGATCAGTTGATTGAAGAAAAATCTCAAATGTATAAGGATGCGTTGAAGAATCAACCTTTAGATTGTATGAACTGTGACAGTCAATTCTGTATGAAATGTAATGCGGCAACTTATGAAAAATCAGAAAAAGAAACATATCTAGAAAAATGGAGTGATCATACAGCAAATTGGCAAGTCTGTAAAGTATTTAAGACAAACGAGATAGTACATCACGCATTAAGAACTGCACTAAAGAGTTATAAAAAGCCTGTAATTAAAATTCAGGCTGAACAGTGTACAGTATAAGGATAATAAATGTTTACATTAGAAGTAAGTGTTACTGAAAAGTGTAATCTAGGTTGTCCGTATTGTTATGTGGCAAACAGACCAACTTGGATGACGAAAGAAGTTTTTGATCAGGGTATGAAAGACCTGCCAAAATTAATGCAAAGGTCCGGTGATAAAGATTATCATGTAAGTTTTTTTGGTGGTGAACCTTTATTAAATTGGGACCTAATAACTCACGCTGTTCCTTATTTAAGATCGGATGATAAATGTAAAGGTATTAATATCATCACAAATTTAACGATGATTGATCAAGATAAAGCTAATTATTTGAGAAATAATGGTGTTGGCGTTTCTTGGTCTTTTGATGGTATGAGTTCTAATGAGAGTAGACCTTTACTTCCACTTTTGGAAAATACTAATCCAGAAACAGGCGAATTGTTTGATGGTATACTTTCGATGTATGAATATAAGAAAGATATCATAAAGAATTTGACAAACGGATGTAAGGTCATGATATGGCCAGGAAATACAAAAGACATGAAAGAGAATTTTGAATTTCTCTTAGATTGGGGTATAGATCATCCCGATTTTAGTATTGTTCGTGATGATGTTTGGACAGAAGATGATATAATACAGTTTAGATATGAATGTGAAAGACTTGCAGATTTTTGGATAGAAAAGATAAAATCTGGTAAACCATGTTCAGTAGGATTTTTAAAACTAGCTATTTTAGATATTCTCTATGGTTTAGTGAAAGGTAAAAGACCTTTTGGTTGTTTTGCTGGAACTAATGGTGGAGTATTGATGAGTTCTGGGGAATTCTACCCTTGCGCTAGGTTTGCATCCAAAAAAATTATGAAAATGGATGAACAGTATAATTTTAGGTACTATCAAGACATTTTTAATCCAAAAAATTATGATAAATGTGAACCGTGTGATTTGAAACAGGTGTGTAATGCCGGTTGTACATATTCTCAAATTATGAATGATAATAAACCATTAGATAGTATTTGTGAATTGTTCCACATATATTATGAACAAGCAATGCGAGTGGTAGATGAGTGTAAAGACGAAAGAGTTTTCCAAGATTTGGTTTTAAATTATATCGAAAATGTTGGTGTTGAAAATGAAGGTGTGGAGTGTAGGAACTAACATGAAAATTGTTTCTTGCACCAGTCAAGATAAAATTCTTAGAATTAACTGGCATATATTAAATTGGTGTAATTTAAAATGTTCCTACTGTAATGTAAAGGAACATTTGAGTTATGATTATAATGATAATACTCAAATTTCAAATAATTATAAATTGATTATAAGTAGATTAAAAACTATTTCTAAACCTTTTGAGATTTGTTTGACTGGTGGGGAACCAACATTACATCCCAATATCGAAGATATATTAAGTGGATTAAATGAAATTGAAAATTTAACTAAAATTTATTTTTTTACTAACTTAACTAGATCAGAAAATTTTTATAAAAATATAAAAAGTTTTTCGAAAGTTACATATTACGCATCCTTTCACCCCGAATATCACAAAGAAGATTTTTTAGATAAGTGTAAAAATCTAAACTGTGAGGTTCATATAAGTATGATGCCTGAATATAAAAATTACATTTTAAAAATTATTGATAAGTGTAAGTTGGAGGATATAAAATTTACATTAAATTTTTTAAGAGACACAAAATATTATTCAAGTAATTTAGAAGAAGATTTTTTCGTAGAAGCTTCTACTGCTGAATCTATGATTGATATGGATGTTTTATATGATAATGGCTTTCGAGAAAATACTACAAATTTAAGATTATTATACGATAAAAAAAATAATTTCAAAGGCTATAAATGTTTACCGGAATCTTTTCAAATAGAATTAAATAATGTAGTTAAAAATGTTTGCACTAACGAAATTATGCCATTATCTTTAAAAGATATTACGAAAAAGGTTATTTGTCCAAAAGAAGTTTGTGAAGGTGGACTTATGATGTATCCTAAGGAAATTTAATGAAGAAAAATTTTAAAAGTATTGTATCTATACCTATTAAAGTTGAGATGCAACCAGTTGAACATCAAAGCAATAAAGTTTTGACTGTTGATGATTTGTCGAAACAAATAGAAGAAGCTAAAAAGGGAAAAGCCAAAGTCGATAGTAAGTATGTAGGATTTGAACTGACTGAGAGAGGACATTTATTCGAATATAAATTTGATTATGTTAAATTTTTGGACAATATGTCATTCATAATCAAAACGGCAAAACAGCGTAAAGAAATGAATCCTAATAATGTCTATACAATGGATAAAACTAAAAGTGCTAGACGAAAAAAAGAAATATGAACGCCGAAACTTTCAAAAAAAAGTATCCTCAAATAAATTTTTATGTAGGACATGAAACGGATAAAACTGTAACTAAAGATTCGGGAGTAAATGTATTATATTTCACAAATAAATGTAATTTAGCTTGTACATATTGTTATGAAGATTTGCCTGGTCGCCCTCCACAAATTTTGTCTAAAGAAGATATTAAAAAAAGTATCGATAGAGTTATAGAAAGAGAAGATCCCAATAGTCAAACATTATTTGTTCTTTTTGGTGGAGAAGCTACTATGGAATGGGATAATGTTTGTTATGCCATGAATTATGCCTATACAAAAAAGAAAAATGTTCATTTTAATTTAAACACAAATGGCATAAGATACCTAAAACAAAGTTTTATAGAGGAAACAAAAAACAATTTTTTTTATAAAAAAAACTTGTTAAGTATAGACGTTAGTTTTGACGGTATAGGAAATTCGGATAGAGTCACACACGGCGGCAAGGATTCAACTAATTTAATGATCCAAGTTTTCAGAAATTTGAGAAAAAACGCAATGAAATTTAGGATAAGATACACCATACATCACAAAAACGTTCATAATTGCTATGAAGATATGTCCAATATTATTAGATATTTTAAACCAACCCGTCTTATAACATCCGTTGCGTGGGAAACTCTCAATAAAATTCAAATTGACTTGCTCCAAAACATGAAAGAAAGTCTCAGGAAAGATTGGATAAATAGGATAATTGATGTTCCAGTTTGTGAGTTATTTTGTGACATGTGTGATGGATGTGGTGAGAGAAAGGAAGTAAAAACTTATTTTACTGACGAGGGTAATGTAACCACATATGGTAATTATGAGAACTCCCCGAAATTTCATGATTTTAAAGAAAAGGTAATAATATGAGCACTGATAGAGAAATTGTAATTGAAAAGTTAACGAGTATTTCACAAAATATTAAAGAGATATCGGAATATGATGAAGGCCTCGCCAACTTAATTTGGATAGGTTTTGACACAGCTATGAGTTTAGCACAATCTATTTCTGAAAATAATGAGAAAAAGGAACAAATTGATATTTCTGTTTACATTCAACAAATTTGTGATGCTTTGGGTGTTGATATTGAACAAATGGTTTTATCAATTATTCAAAATAACAATACTCAAGAATCTAGTAATAAAGAGCCGGACTTGGAAACTTTAGACTTTATAACATCCGATCTTGATGACTATGAAAAGTTTTTAGCAAAAAGTTCAGCAAAAAATAATTTAGATTTTTTATCAAAGGAAATATAAGATGGCTTTAGGTAAAATGTTTGACACTACTCTTGGAGTAGGTACTAACACAACTCCTGCTGGTGAACATAAAAGGCTATCAATAACTATACAAGGAACTGTTGGTAGTAATGCAGTGAATTATGATCTTGCGAATGTTGTAGCTGGAGAGGATTTAATAACTAGATCGTTTTTTCAATCGCTGCTTGATAAAGCAAAAGAAGAAAATACGAGAAGGGGAGGCAGCGCCACTAAAGGTTCGTTATCAACAACAAACATTAGAGCTGCCGACTTTAATAATATCCGAGCACTTTTTGCTGTTGCCGATTCTAGGACAAATCAAGTTTATAATGATTGGTCTGGTGCAAATGCTAATTTGCCTAATGGTCCGACAGTAAATAGTCCCACAATAACAACCTTTCCTACTACTGCTGCACCAACTGGTGTTCCAGCAGCAGTTACCACAGATCCAGCAACTCAAATTAGAGCTACAATTCTGAATTCTCTCATTAATGCTTTGAATTCTGCTGGGCAAGTTTGCACCTGTAATTGTAATTATTGTACTTGTAATTGCAATTATTGTACATGTAACTGTAATTACGCATGTACCTGCAACTGTAATTACTCCTAATTAAAAATATTATGTTTTTTCAACTAAATCATTTAGAAGAAACCAATATGTCTTACATAAGACATTTTAATCATGGAATAAGATTGGGATCTTGGTTATTTTTGTGTTCCATCATTTTTTTAATTTATTGTCTTTTCTCTTTAAAATTTTTAGAAAACTTTGTGATAGCACGAATAAACACAATGTATCATGGATTAATGTTGCGATGGTTTGAAGATGAAACATTTAATCGTGGAAAACCAGAAAAAGATGTTTTAGAAGAAAAGAAATATAAAAAGCAGTATGTAAAATTGATCGAAGATGGAATGATAAATCCTTTCAATAAAGTTAAAATATTTAATGGACTGTTAATTGCATCCATTACTAGTATAACACATTCTTTTATACCACAAATATTTGTGCATCATGCTGCCACCAATGTAATAAGATTATATTTTAATTATAAAATAATGGAGAAATTAAATGAAAAATGATAGAGTTGAAATTGAAGGTATTGATGCGAATACTTATGCTGGAAAAGCAATTAATGCATGTAAGTTAAAAGCAAGAGGAATTTTTGGAGATGAACTTTTAACTTTTAAACTTTTGGATTTTGTAAGTTTTTTAATGTTAAATAATGAATTTACGTCAAAAGGTTATTTTATTAGTGAACATAATAGGGAAGAAATTTATATAAAAATTATAGAAACTGGTGATATACAATTAATAAATGATTTGGAAAAATATATTAATCTTAGAGATTCTATAAAAGAATTACAAAGAAAAAAAGATGAATTTTACGATATTATTGAAAAATTAAATAATTTATCAAACTTGAATGATGAAACGAGTGTTAATGAAATTGTAGAGTCTTATCTAAGGAGATAAATTTGATAACCTTAATAAATGGACCTAAAAGTATACATTTAAGATATATTGCTAGAAGTATTTTAGATTCTGAAAAGATATGGAATTTTGAAGATTATACTGTAAAATATAAAAATGATGGATTCATAATTTTCGATTCAGAAGGAACAAATATATATTGCAATAACTCGGAATTGGGTAATATAAACAATGATCTTTTAATAATGACCGAAGGTCAGAAAACTTATCTATTGGAAGAAATAGATAAGTTTAGTCACGACATTAATGAAAAAATTGTAGAACATCATTTCATAGATTCTTGGCCTACAACAAGTATAGATAATTTATTCAGTGAAGAATGTTTTTTGGAAAATTATGAATCTTTAGAATATGAAATGGAGTATCAAAAACTTTTAGATGACTTGAAGGATGATAGTATAACTAACATATGGACTGGAAGATTTTCTGCTTCTTGTATAAAAACCCTAAGGGAAAAGTTAGGAACAGAAAATGTAAGAGTTATAAACTTTTTCAGGAATCCTAGTGCTTGCATTTTTGGCAATCAATTAGATCCTGATTGTCAGTTAAAAAATGGATTAATTTCTATTTTAAATATGGTAATGGTTAAAAATTTACCAAATACCTTTAATATTAGATATGAAGATTTTTTAACCAATAAAAATTTTCATCTAAATGAAAATCAGATAGATTTTCCGGAAAAAATTGTAAATTATAATGGTATTATTAGTCTTTATGAAAAAGAAAACTATAGATTAGAATTAATAAATGAAAATTTGATGGATCAGTTAAATCAAAACTTTTTGGATTTTGACTTGATAAAAAATTTAAAAATTGGAATGAGACCAAATAATTATAAAGATTATGAAGGTTTTGAAAAATATATGACGTTATTAGAAAATAATTTAAATTTAGAAATTGCGAATAATATTCCAAAAAACTTTTTTGAATTTTTAGGTTATACTCCATTAACAGTGGAACAAATTATCACCGGTTAATTCTGTGTCTTTAGTAAATCTGAGAAACTATGATTTAGTTATAACTACTTCATTTGGTTTCAAATTTGGAATTTGTGGTCATTTATTTGAAATGATTGAATATTATTGGGCTATAAAAAATTGGACAAATCTAAATCCTTGTATACTATTGTCCGATGGTACTACAATAGACGAATTTAATATAGCTTTAAACACGAAATATGATAATCTAGTTGTTGAAAATTTAATATACCATCCTTTTCCAAAACTATTATTGTCAAAAAATTTATTGATAGTTGACGGATCTTCAAGACTTGATAATTCGGAAATATATACAGATAATTTTTTTCTATTCAGATGTCATGAAAAAAATTATGACTTTTATATAAACAATAAAGCGCAATGTCACTTATTTCAAGATTTTGAAATATATGATGATATTCCTAAAAAAATAAATGTTTTTGATTATAAGAAAAAATTATTATATTCAAAATTTAAAAAAATAAATGATGATGTAGAAAATTCTGTAATGTTTTATTTGACAGATGTTAGTAGATTTATGTCTGAAGAAACAATAACTGAAATTTCCAATAAATATTCTTTCAACAACACAGTAGTATTTACAAATAAACCAGAACTTTATACAAAAATAAAAACATATAAAGTTCCAGTCCCAGACATGTGGAATAAATTTTCTACATATGTTTATACTAAATTACCTGGCAAAAAAGATTGTTCCAATAGATTTATTTTAGAGTGTATGCACTATGATAAAGAAGTTGTTTATGATATAGATTATTATGATAAAGCTTTAGAAATTAGAAAAAAGGATGGAATAAAAAATACATCTTTAGAACAAGGTGATTTTTTTATCAATTATATCAATGAACAAATTAAGTGTTAAAAAAATACTGATAGATTATGATAGACCTATTAACAATAGAGCTAAATTAGATACTGGTAAACTCTGTAATTATAAATGTGAATTTTGTTACTATAAAAATAGTTTGTCTGAGAGAGATGAACTTGATAAAATCTACAAAAGAATAGATTATTTACTTGACTATGGCATAAAAGAAATCGATCTTAGTGGTGGTGAAAGTAGTGTAGAACCGAATTGGTTTAATATATTAAATTATTGCCAAAATAAATTTGATAGAATTAGTTGCCTTAGTCACGGAGGTAAATTTAGTGATAAAGAATTTATTCAAAAAAGTTTCGACTTAGGTTTAAGAGAGATACTCTTTAGTCTACATTGTACGGATGAAAGTGTTCATGATAAAATTGTAGGCAAAAAAGGAGCTTTTAAAAATTTAATTAAAGCTATTGAGAACTCCCACCGTTTAAATATTGAAGTTAGATTGAACACAACTGTATATCATGAAAACTACAATAAAATAGACACTTCTTTTATAAAATCTTTAAACCCCACCCAAGTTAATTTTATTGCTCTCAATTATTGGAGAGACAATAAAGATTTTTATCCTATTGATTACGGAACAATTTGTTCCTATGTTTCAAATTATATTGATGACCTTAAGGACTCAACCGAAGTTAATGCTAGATATTTTCCTTATTGTTTTATGCCATCAAAAGAAAAATATATAAAAAACCATTATCATCATATATATGACTTTAAAGATTGGAATAAAGCGGTTTATAGTGGAACATTAGACACTAAAAAAAATTATACGCACAATGAAAAAGTAGAACATTCTTTCTCTGAAGCGGAACGAATGAGAATTTATAGTTACTTTAAAACCGAAGAATGTACAAAGTGTAAATATTTTTATATATGTGATGGTATAGAAAATGAACTTAAAGATAAAGTTAGTCCAAATCCTGTTTTTGGAGAAAAGATAAGATTAATATGGTAAACATTGATTTATCTATTTTAATACTTACGCATAATAGGCCTAAACTTTTTGAAAGAAGTTTAAATTCAATTTTATCATATTTAACTCCAAAAATAGAAGTAATTGTAAATAATGATAGTTCTGATATAAAAGAAATTGAAAATACTAATGTAAATTATTATTATGAAAAATTTAATAATATATCAAGTGTATATGAATTTTTATTTCTTAAGTCTAAAGGAAAATATATTTATTTTTTGGAAGATGATGACTATTTGAGGAAGCAATTTTTCGAACAAAGTTTTGATGCTGATATTATAGCTGGAAATTATTGTCCTACCTATAAGCCAGATAATACTTTTGAAATAATAAATTTGTTTAAAGATGAAGTTATACACGATAAATGTGAATTTTTAAATAAATTAAACTTAGAACATTTACAATTAGGACAATTTATATTTAAAAGAAGTGTAATTGAAGATTTTTATTTTGGAATAGATAACAATATTCATAATGATATTAGACTGGTCTATCACGCTTCACAAAAGTCGAAGAAATTTAGAATGACCAATAAAGTATTTTACTACCAAACAAAAGATGGTAATGATAATATTTCTTTTCCTGGAACAAAAAAAAGTATAAACGTAACGGCATCTTTGGACTTTTTAAAAAATTATGAAATACAAAATACAACATCATAAAGATCAAGATCCGGATCATATTAATATTCATTGGGATAGTCTTACTATTTGTCAACTCAAGTGTTCTTATTGTTACGCTAGAAATGAGTATGGTAAAGAATGGGGTAAACTATCTAGTAAAAAAACAATTGATGCTGTATTGGATGCTTTAAATCGAAGTAGTTTGAATTTTAATTTGGGTTTGTTGGGTGGCGAACCAACTTTAGGTCCTTATTATTACCATATTTTAGACTCAATCAGTAAAATGGAGAAATTTAATTGGGTTTATGTTGTAACAAATGCTGAAAAGGATTTGACACTTCACCCACATTATGATAAACTGGCTTTCCTATTCAGTTACCACCCGGCCGATTGTACGGATGAAAATAGATTTCTCAATAATATACATCATATGCTGGGTAGAGGTTATAAATGTAAAGTGAATGTTATGCTTCACCATGATAAAAGTTTATGGCCAAAAATAAAAAATATGTTTGAAACTTTGGAAAAAATACCCAATTTAAAAATACATCCACACTTTTTATATGGTAATAGTATCACTAAATTGTTTAACTATAGAAAAGATTTTTGGGAATATTTTTCTTTTTTAGAGTCGTATGAAAAAGAATTAAAATATGATGATGATTTTTTTAATGATTATATTATATTTAGGGATAAATTAACCAATTTTAAAGGATGGAATTGTTACAACAATAATTATGAAATTGACGTTAGAGGTAACGTTGTTAAATTTTGTATGCCAAAAACTGATAATATTAATCTCATAAGCAATAGAGATTTTTTTAAAAATATAACCAAAACTGTTCCTATGGTTTGTCCACATAAAGCTTGCAATTGTGATGGTCTTTTAAAACAATTAAAAATTAAAAATGAGTAAGATTGTTGAATGGGAAATTACACTTAAATGTAATTATAAATGTGAGTATTGTACAAATTTGGATCCTAGTATGCGACCAGAATTGACTGAAGAAAAAATAAAAGATTTTATAAAAAAATTAGGTGAGACATATCCCGGTGTAGAAATATTTATTTTTGGAGGGGAACCATTTGTTCATCCAAAAATAAATTTTATAATAAAAACATTTAATGAATATAATATTCCATTTGTTATACAGACGAACTTCAGTAGTTATAGTAGAAAAACAATTCAAAAAATAAAAGATCCATTTAAAATTAATATAAGTGTTCATCCTACAGAAACGTCTATAGAAGATATAGTTCAGGGATTAAAAGATACTAAAGTTAATATTAAAACTATAGATGTGATGTACACCGGTAAAGAAGCTATAGATTATTATTTTGCAGTAAAAAAATCTTTAGACCACGACAATTTATTTTTAACTCCAGTAACAGACTTTGGTGATGGTCATAGTGATACTTTACTCGCACAATATCTTTCTTTAAAAAACAATTTAATGTATCGAAAAATAATTAAATTTGAAGATATTGAAAGACTAGGTAAACAACGAAGTGATCTTTGGATAGATTCTAATTTTAACACTTTTGGAAAACCTTGTTTATATAAAGATAAATACTTCCTCTACTCACCCAACTTAGATTTGTATAACTGTTGTTATAGAATCAAAGTCAACAAATTGTGCCCGAAAACAAAATGTTTTCTAATGTAATATGAGATATCTTTTAGCCGGAGCTTTTAGTAAGTTTGTTCCCTTAATAAAATTTTTAAGTCAAAACATAGTCGATTCTAAAGAGTTGGTGGTTTATGACGGCATTAATAAATGTAAATGGAATGGAGGTAGAATAAACAGGGATGTTTATTATAAAGATAATTTGATAGAATATTATTATAGTAAGAATATCAAGATTGCTTTAACATTTAGTAATCATAATATTGATTTGACTGACGAATTGGGAAATCATTTACTGGAGAAATTTCACAAAAAAGGAAATGCTTTAATTATTGTGAATGATGACTTGAGAAAATATGTTAGAGAAAAATTTCCATTATACGATTTAATTTACAGTATTACTGGAATGGGACTATTAAACATACCTTTACAAGATAAAGATATAGAATTTTATAAAAAATTGGAAGAAAATTATGATTGGATCGTTCCTAGGTTTGAACACATATTTGATCCTAGGTCTAACGAACTGGACAAAACAAAGTGGGAAGTAATGCTGAATGATACTTGTGTTTATGGATGTAAACATTGGGATGCACACTTCAAGGCAATTGCAGATGAAAATACCGCCGGTAGACCGTATAGTAAGGAAGTGGAAGAATGTTGGCTTCCTAAGTTTGATTTCAACAAAGATAGTAAATATGAATGTATGGATATAAAACCATTAGCGATGGAAAAATTAATAAAAGATGGAGTTAGGAGTTTTAAAATTACTGGTAGAGAAATGAAAGATGATGAATACTATGGAGAATTAATGAGATTCGTTTTAAATAGCAAATCTGTTAATATTGTAAAATGGCCAACTGGGAAAAAATAAAAGTAGTTAGAAAAAAAGAGGACATGCAAGTTGGGCAAATAAAGCCTAAATGTTCTTACAAGGTTTTACAATTAAACAACAGTTCAATAATGGAGTCTAAGTATGTCGTTACATTTAGAATTACTGAAGCGTGCGACCTCAAATGTAATTATTGTCACTGGCATAGTGGTAAACATTACAAATACGAAGATATTATAAAAACGATTGATAAGATATTTGAATTCTTACAAAAAAATAAATTAAAGTCTGTTCTGTTTTACTATCATGGTGGAGAACCAACAACACATCCTAAGATAGTTGATATTCTGAAGTATATTCATGATAAGGGAAAACAAACAAATATTATTGCGTCTAATGAGATGCAAACCAATTTGACTTTAAAAGAATCAAAGTTAAAAGAAATACTACCATATTGTGACCTTTTTAATGTAAGCTTTCATTACTTGGAATTAAAAAGATTAAAAAAATTTAATAATTTTAATCACAATTGGAATCTTTTAAAAGAAATGAATGTGGAGATTCATAATTTAGATATCATGTTGGAGAATGTGGAGAGAACTCATTTATTTTATAATGGAGAAATTATTGAAATATATCCAGATGAGTTCTATAGTAGTATTGTAGATTATCTGAAATATGATAAAATTGTTAATAGTGAAATGATATATGGATTTTGTCACTACAAATACCCTCCAGAAATCGAAGCTAAACATATGGAGTTTTATAAAAAATATAATAAAACAGAACAGAAATATCTTATAGATGATGTTGAGTATACCACGAATGATTTATTTAAATTCGGTATAGATGCTAGAGGTTGGCATTGTGCAGCCGGTAATGAAAGTATAACAATTAATGGTGATGGTAATGTTTTTAATTGTGGTATTCATATGACAAACTACATACGAGAAAGTTCTCCAGAAAAAGCATATACAAATTTAGTACATGATGAAATTGGGGTAACAAAATTAACTTTATTATATAAAACTGGCACAATATGCCGTTGGGATTATTGTGGCGGCGATTTTTACTTAAGTAGAAAACCCAAATGAGGATTGATAATTATGTCAGAAATAATTTCATTGTTTCCAATTAATGTTTTAGTTGAAAAAATAAATGTCGATTGGAATAAAGATAAAGTGATAGAACACATTGAGAACTATTTAAAAAAACAATGTAAAACTGGAGAAGTAGGAGAAGATTTACACAAACAAGAAGTATTCAGTCCAATAGTAAAATTTATGAATGATAGTGTAAACAACTATTGGAAATTATTAAATTATTCCAATCATTTTCCAATTGAAATGACAAGTATGTGGGCTAATAGACATGATAGACATCATGATAGACCACATGATTTGGATGTTGATGGACCTGCAATTATATCAGCTGTTTTTTATGTTCAAAAAGAAAGTTCTCAAATGGGAAATTTATATTTTGGAAATCCCATTGAATTAATTTGGCAAACACAACCACTATCCGAATCGAGGCGCCATGAAAATAGATATTTTGAATTTGATGGTAGAACTGGTGATTTAATTTTTTTCCCTAGTTGGTTACAACACGGCATAAGGCAAAATAAAACCGATATACCTAGATATTCTATAGCTGCAAACTTTGAATTGAGAGGTATTAAAATGATTAAACAATTGTCTAAGAAAAAATGAAAGTGTCTTTGACAGGTTGGAACGGTTTTCTTTCTAAAAAATTGAGAGAAAGAACAGAAATAAAATGGCAAGAAGATGTGAATGGTAGTGATATACTTTTTCTTATGGGCAGTCCTACGTTTACGGGTTCTACTTTGGATAAAAACGATTCTCAAGTTATGCACAATTATGTAAAAAATACAATTAATAAAATAGACTCCTATTCAAACCCTATTATTTTTGCTAGTACCACTGGTGTGAATGATATTGATTTAAATCATTCGGGAACAACTTGTTATAATTTGTGTAAACTTTACATTGAAAATTATATAATGAATAAATGTGAAAATTGGATGATATTACGTATTGGCACTATTATATCCGATAATAAGTATGATATTGATAAAATGCGTTTCGATAGAATACAACAGAGAATGCTCAAAAATGATTTTACAAACATAGAGTTTGAAGATAATTATCTATTTGTAGATGAATTTGTAAATACTACAATTAATAATATTTTAAACTTTAATATTGGTATAGTTCATTATAAACTAACAAAAATGACTTTACCAAAATTAATGCTTTTAGGAAAGTAAAATGATTACAGTAAAGGTCGGAGGAGCTGTACAAAAATATAAAAACATATTGATGTTTAATGTTAAAAATAGGTCTTTAATTGATGGTCTACAAATGATTTATTATGATATGCCTAATAGTTGTATTTGGAATGGCGGCAGAATTAATAGAAATATAGAATTAACTCAAAATATAATAGATACTTACAATCAACAAAAATTTGGATTAGATTTAGGTTTTACCAATCAAGTCATAATTGATGTTGGAGATGAAGTTGGAAATTATTTGTTGGAAATGGTTTATTCGAATAATCCAAATAAATTGCATGGTGTTATTTTAGTAAGTGAAACATTAAGAAGATATTTACGTAAAAATTTTCCAGAATTTAAATTAACTTATAGTATCACTGGTCATCCGACTACCGATCAATTAAATTTTGAGGGATATTATAAAGAACTTGAAGAAAAATATGATATAATTGTACCAAAATATAGTCATTTAGATAATATATTACCTCTAATGTATGAAAATAAGTTAGACGCATCCAAATATGAAATACTGGTTAATGACAACTGTAATGTCACTTGCCAATTTTACTCCGAACATTTTGCACAAATATCACATTTAAATTCTATTATAGAATTTCCTTGGGAAAAACAACACGAACTTAGTTATCAAGTCGAAATAAAACCTAAACTAAAATCTGGTCCAATTAAAAAAGAACCGAATTGTATTCAAGGTGATCTTCTGGTCAATAATTTACAAAGATTTTATGATGCTGGAGTAAGAAACTTTAAAATTAGTGGTAGAGATTTAGAAGATATTGATTTCGAACATCAATTACCAAAACATTTAAGAGAAATAAAATCTATACATGTATAACTATGCGATAGTGTTTTCGGTTGAAAATAAAAAAAAATTAAATTACGAAAAATTGTCTATAATACTTTCAACTAGCATCAGAGAACATTTACCTGATATTGATGTGTACTGTGGTTGTTTTACAAGTAATACTATTAGTGACGAAACAAAAAAACATTTAAAAAAATTAAATGTAAATATTCAAGAAATTGATATTTTTAACGAGAGAGATGGTGATGACTCTTTTTATTTAAGATTGTATACAAAATATTTTTTTTCCAAAACTTTATTAAATTCTTATGATTATCTAGTTTACGTTGATGTTGACACTTTATTTTTAAAACCGTTAAACTTTGATTTTGATCCTTTAGATAATATTGTACTAGTAGAAACAATACCCAATTGGGTTAAAAAACATGAGTCGAAGAATACTTATGTTCCAGAGGGAAATTTGTATTATAATTGGATACAGATATTAAACCATAAAAACAAATTTCTATATGATATAGATTTTTCCGATATAAGTTTTTTAGAAAGTAAAATGGCTGATAGTTTTATATCCAAAAGAATAGACAATTCTGGATTAAAATTAATTGAACAGAATATAGGAGCCAACCACTGTTTAAAGCCTATAACAGAAAAAACACAAATAATACACTACGATGATTTGGATTATGATGGTTGTTTTATTGATTTGGAAGATTTATATCCAGAAACTTACAAAAAATATAAATTATTAATAGAACAAATTTTAAATTTGAAAATAACCAATATTAAAGATTATTATAAAAATATAAGAGATTTATATTCATGAAAAAAGAAATTTTAGAATATTCTTTTGAAAAAGATGTTGCTCATATACCTTCAGCTTTATCAATGTCGGACTATATTGAGGAGTTGTTTAGTGAAAAATTAGTAACACCTGACGATAAAATAATAATAGGAAAACCTTTTGGAGCTCAAGCCTATTATATAATATGGAAAAAAATGGGATATTTGGATGATATACATAAATTAAGTCCTGTTTTAAAAATGAGTGAAGTTGATTTTGTAGATTTTTCTGAAGAAACTATGGGAGATTCATTGGGTATAGCAGCAGGCATAGCTCTAACTACAGAAAAATTAGTTTGGGTAAATCTATCTGATGCAACTTTACAAATGGGACCAACACTTGAAGCAATACAGTTTATAGGACAAAATTGTTTAAAGAATGTTTTAGTAACAGTTGATTATAATGGAACTCAAGTAACGGGGTATACAAAAGATATAATTAATACTGATCCTATCGTAGACATGTTTAGAGGATATAATTGGGAAGTATTTCATGATTTGAACAATTTTAGTATTGGTAAAAAGCCTAAAGTTTTTATTATGAAAACAATTAAAGGTAATGGAATACCAAGCATGGAAAAGGATATAAAAAAATGGCATTACAGGAAAATACAATCACAAGAAGAATTACAGTCGTTGGTGCAGGAACTTCAGGTTATTTAACTGTTTTATATTTTTGCAAAAAATATCCTGATATGCAGGTGACATGGATTTATCCAGAAGTCAACCAGCCCATAGGTGTTGGTGAAGCAACAGTACCACAAGTTCAAAGATTTTTAGCTGAGTTGGGAGTATCTGTTCAAGATATGATATTACATTGTAATGCAAATTTAAAAATTGGAGCAATGTTTGAAAATTGGTCACCAACACAAAAATCTTTTTTTCATCCATTTGGATCCACAGATGAAAATTGTTTGGATTTGGAGTGGTACTTAAAAAATAATCAAATTCCACCAAATATTTTAGAAGCTTATCCCGAAACATTAGAATATATGTTGGAGAATGATGATTTTCCAGATTTTGCAACAAATTTTGATGTAAGAGAATTGTGTAAGTACTTGGATAAAATTTTTGAAAATTTTAAAAATTTAAAAGTAATACGTAAAACTATAACAGATGTTGATGAAATTGAAGATGATCACATCATAGATGCCACAGGATTCTCCAAAACATTAATCAATAAAACTGATAAAGAAAATTTCAAAAGTATTAAACACATTATACCTAATAATAAAGCTTTTGTTTATCGAGCTGAATATTCCGATAAAGAGAATCAACAACAACCTTATACAACAATTACCGCGGTGACGCATGGTTGGATATGGACTATACCATTGAAAGATGTTATAACATTTGGTCACGTACATGATGATCGTTACGACACTAAACAAGAATACATAAATTTTGTGGAGTCTAGACTTGGTTACAAAATAGACGAATCTAAAATTGTTGAAGTTAAAATGATTACTGGTAGGAATATAAAACATTTTAGAAAACAAGGAAACAAGTCGATTTATTCAATTGGTTTAAGTTCTTATTTTATTGAACCTATAGAAGCTACAGGATTATATCTTGCAACTTATGGTATTAAATTATTAGATCGTCTGTTAAAAAATGAAATAACCGTGGATGAGTATAACAATGATTATAACAGAGAATTTGATGCTGTTACAGACTTTATTACTACATATTATAAATTTTCAAAAAACTCTAATGAATATTGGGATCATTTTAAAAAATTAAATATAGAAACTCATAGGAAAAATAATATTTTTCCGGCCAGAAGTTGGAATTTAATATTATCTGGAATGGGACAAGAAGAAAAAAAATACAAAATAAAAGCAGAACGTATAATAAAAATTAGAAAAAATAATGTAAAATATAGTGAATGGTTAAAAGAATTTCATGAGAAAAACTCTACATCAATATCTAAGTAAATTAAAACATCCCGACATTTATCTATTACATGGAGATATGTGGGGTTTCCCCACAAAAGGCAATGTAATTAATTGCGGTATACAAGAACCAAATATGGTTAATATTGCAGCTGGTCTTGCCAGTCAAGGTAAAAAAGTGATAGTATATGGTGTTGCTGGATTTGTAATTTATAGAGCTTACTCTCAAATCAAACTCAATATTAAAGATTGGGCAGAAAATTTTGGTTCGATTATATTTGTAAATGCTGGTTATAATGGGTGTTATTCATACTGCGGTAGAGGACATCTCGTATATGATGATCATTTATTGATGAATGCTTTAGACATTCCGTTATATACTCCCGACGATTGTAGTGGTTTTATACGTACAGTAAAAGAAGGACTACAACAGAACGGAGTTCGTTTTATTCGATTGGGTTGGGATGGTGCACCATGGAAATTGCGGTAACTGGACACACGGGATTTATTGGTAGAAATTTGGTCGAAGAATTTAAACGCCAAGGCTATAATCCAATTTTAATAGACAAAAATTTTACACCAGTTAAGTGTGATAGGATATATCATTTGGCTTGTCCTGCAACTACATATCACATTACAAATAATACTATTAGTGTTATGGATGCTATATTAGATTTAACTCGCAAAGCAATGAATATATGTAGTGATGCTTTATTTGTAAATGCTAGTTCTTTTGGCGCTGCTGATATTAATGAAAGTAAGCAAGGTGGATATAATGTTGCTAAAAGATGTATGGAAATATATTTGTCGCATTCTAAAATTAATTATATAAATTATAGAATACCTTCCGTTTATGGTCAAGACGCCAGTACCGATTCCTTTATTAAAAGGTGTGTTTTAGGTACTGCTTACAAACCCACAAACTCCTCACAGATTTGGCCGATATCTCATGTTGATGATGTCGTTGAAGCTTTAATTAATCTTTCAGAAATTAAAATTGAATATATTACTTTGGGTGAAATATACGAACAATTTACTTCGGGAAAAAGAAATTTGATAAAACATGAATAATATAGAAAATATTACAGTTATTGGTGCAGGCACTACAGGTTATTTAACCGTTTTTCATTTGTGTGAAACTTATCCTAATAAAAAAATTACTTGGATTTATCCGAAAGAAAATCAACCAATCGGTGTTGGAGAAGCTATTATACCAGATGTTAGTAAATTTTTACAAAATTTTGGAGTTAAACATCAGGATATATTAAAACATTGTAATGGAACACTAAAATTTGGAGTCTATCTGAAAGGATGGAATAAACCAGGAGAAGATTTTACTTTTCCTTTTGGTTTCGAATCTGCTAATCCTAGACACAACTCGTCCAGTCAAGATAGAATAATGAAAACTAATAAAATACCAAAAAGAATATTTGATTACCAAAACATTTCTACGCATTTTAGGGTTACCGAACTATTGGAATATCTAGACAACTATAAAAAGAAATATTCTAATTTAACTGTTATTAGAGAAAAGGTGACATTGAATGATATAAAAGACTGTTATGATTTAATAATAGATTGCACTGGATTTGAAAGAACTGTTAGTTATATTCCAAATAATTTTAAAAACATTTCGGATAAAATACCAAATAATCAAGTTTTTCTTTTTAGACATACTTACACAGATAGGGAAAAACAATGTGTTCCTTATACCGTTGCAGAAGCAATGAATTATGGTTGGTGTTTTAATATTCCTTTAAGGAATGAATTGGCTTGCGGTTATGTACATGACGGAAAATTTGATGTTAAAGAAGAATATATTAATTATTTGGAAAAAAAGTTTAATATAAAAGTTGAACCTTCGAGTATAAAATCGTTAAAGATGGTAACTGGTAGAAATAAAATACATTTAAAAAACAATATTGTAGCTATGGGTCTTGCCTCATCTTTTATTGAACCGTTGGAATCTACAGGTTTATATTTGGTAACTAGTGCTCTTAGAAAATTGTGTGATTATATAGATAAGAAAATTACTGAAACTGAATATAATTTTTTTATTAATGAAGAATTCGATACTATTACAGATTTTATAGTCGAACACTACAAATATTCTAAAAGAGACAATGAATATTGGAACTTTTATAAAAAAGTAAATACCAAAAAACGCACAGTTAATATATTTCCTAATTCTGGATGGGACACAATAAAAAGTGGTTTTCTCTCCGAAGTACCTAGGCCTACTGAACCCATGGATAGTAAAGAATTAATTGAAATACATAAAGGTAAACCTTTTCATGAGTGGATATTAAACGAAGAAAATTACATATGAATAATTTGATATTAGGTGGAGCTGGTTTTATAGGACAGCACTTAACACATAAACTTTTAAAAACTAGACAACAAAGAGTTACTATAATAGATAATTTATCTACCAGTAAAATAAATTTAGATAACTTTTCTGAATACAAAAATTTATTTAAATTTGTTGAAGGTGACATTTCCAAAATGGAAGATAAAGAACTACTCAAACATATGAGAGATCACAATAGAATTTTTCATTTTGCGGGCAGTGTTGGTGTCGAACATATTGATAAGGATCCATCAGGCACTCTTTTCAATAACAATTCTTTAACTAATAAATTAATACCATTATTTAAAGAATCCAAGAGGCATGTAATATTTTCCAGTACCAGTGAAATTTACGGAAATGGACCCTTCAACGAAGAAGATTGTAGTAACATAGGACCTAGCAATAAGTTAAGATGGGGATATGCAACAAGTAAATTGATGGCAGAATTTTTATTAAATGCTAGTGGTGTGCCGTATACTATTTTAAGATTTTTCAATATAGTTGGACCTGGACAACTATCAGATTACGGTATGGTTTTACCTAAATTTATAGAAGCTGCAAAACGAAATGAAGATTTAATTGTTTATGGAACTGGTGAACAGATAAGGTGTTTTTTTCATATTGATGATGCGACAGATGCTATAATAAAATGTACCAATTTTAAAAATGAACTTTTTAATGTTGGAAATGATGAACCGATTACCATAAACAAACTTGCCAAAAAAGTTATTAAAATAAGTGGATCTAGTAGTAAAATTGTTCACATTCCTTATGAAAAAGTTTTTAGTAAAAACCACGGTGATATACAAAAAAGAATTCCCGATATAACCAAACTCAGAGAAAAAACAAATTTCAGACCAAAGAAAAATTTGGATGATATCATAAAAGATATGTTATGAAAATAGTTTTTATATTTGCACATTTAGACGATGAGTCTTTTGGGCCAGCCGGAACAATATCAAAATTGTGTGAAGATAATGAAGTTACAATTGTATCTTTATGCAAAGGAAATCGTCCAGGTAACGAACATGTTGAATCCAAAAGATTGAATTCTTTTTATAAAGTTTGTGATTATTTTGGTGCGAAACCTATAGTTTTTAATAACTCCGATTGCACTTTAACTTTAGAAAAGTGTTTGAGTGATGTTGAATTGGTTATCAACGAAATACAGCCAGAGATAGTCTTTACGAATAATATATCGGACATACATAGAGATCATAGAATAGTTTCCGAATCTGTTATGGTTGCCTGTAGACCTAAACCAAATTCTTCGGTAAAACAACTCTATATGTGCGAGATACCAGCTTCAACCGAATGGTCTATGGGTCAAATAGAGCCTATTTTTATACCAAATTATTTTGTGAATGTTGAGTATTATATGCATAAAAAGAAATTCGTATTGTCACTATATGATACGGAAACGTATTCTTATCCTGATGCTAGATCAGAAAAAAGTATGATAGTTCTATCGGAACAAAGAGGTAAACAAGTTGGATATAATCACGCAGAATCATTTAAGATGATATATAACCTTCAATAGAAACCCTCTCTCTACCATAAAATTCATTAATACCGTAAGACTTTAAGACGGTTTGATATAATCCATTTAAATCGTTATTATATGGGAAACAAAACTTAACCGGAAAAATATTTAAGTTTTTATTGAACCATTCCAACATTAATTCGGTGTCCATTTTTATATGGTCTATTTTATCTTTCAGGCTGCTGAAAAAATTCAAATTTTTGTGAAAATGTGAATGTCCTCCTATAATAACGTTTTTTCTAGTAGATAAATAACTTATCTGGTCCACATTCATAAAATCTTCATAATTTCCTTCGAATGCTTTTTTATGGCAATTTTCGGAACTTATGAATTTTTTAGATTGTTTTCCTTTACAAATAATGTTTGTTGATACAAAAAATATTTTTTCTGTTTCTATTTTTTCAATTTTTGGGTAATAATAGAAGTGGTTGTAAAGTCCATCATCAAAAGTTAGAACAAAATCTTTTAATTTTGGAACTATTAAGTTTTTTTCTATTTTATGTATCATTAAAACTGGTTTGTCCATATCAAATAAATATAGTAGGAGAAAATTAATGCTTAATATAACTGAATCTGCTGTAAATGAAATCAAACAATATTTAGACGATGAAAACAAATACTTGAGGGTCTATGTTGAGGGTGGTGGATGTTCTGGTTTTAAATATGGTTTTGATTTTGAAGAATCTGTTTCCGAAGATGATTTTGAAATTCCTTTAGATGGTTTTTCAATTCTTGTAGACTCTTTCAGTATGCAATATTTGGAAACCGCAACTTTGAATTTCAAAGAAGATATTATGGGACACACTTTTACTATAGAAAACCCTAATGCACAGACGACCTGTGGCTGTGGAAGTAGCTTTTCGGTATAGTAAAGATGTCAGTTTGACTAAATACCACATTAACAAAGGGAGTTTAATGTGGCTGAATTTGTAGAACTTACCATAGACCAGGGTGCGACTTTTAACACCGTAATTACTGTAAATGATGGTACCGGCGCAGGCCAAAACCTGTATGGATATATTGCCAGGTCCCAGATGAGAAAATCTTACTACTCCTCAACAAAATACGATTTTAATGTTCAAGTGACCACTCCTAACATTGGAGAAATCACTATGATCATGTCAGCAGCAAATACTGCAAATTTAACTCCGGGACGATACGTTTATGATGTAGAAATAGATGATGGCGCAGGTGAAATCACAAGAATTTTTGAAGGTATAATTACTGTCCTTCCTAACGTTACGAGATAAAAAATGCCAATAAATGTAAACGTAAAACCACAAAAAACAACTATATCTTCGGTTACCGTGGCCAGAACTGCAAATTTAGCTCTATCACAATTGAATAATGTTGAAACTCAGGGTGTGGAAGAAGGATTCGTTTTGACTTATGAATCTGGATCCAATAAGTATGTTATGAAAGAAATTCCTGTAATTAACGGCGGAAGCTTCTAAGTGTCAACAGCAATTGTAACCAAGTATTCTACCGCGAATACTGTACCTACTGCAAACTCACTTCTTGGTGGTGAATTAGCTTATTCATTTCCTTCTGGTAATTTATTCATAGGAACTGAAGCCGGATCGTATGAAATTATTGGTGGTAGTTATTACACTAACATAATAGATCAGAGAAGTAGTAACACTTCATCCGGAACTTTAGTTTTACGGAATGTAGATGGTGATATTAGAACTAGTGTTTTTATATCAACACAAGATGATACTCCTGGATTTATTGGAAATTTAGATGGTATTGCGGATAGAGCAAACGCACTCCATAATTCAGTTCAAATAGTTCTTTCGGGTGATGTTCAATCGAATGTATTTACGACCTTTGGTAATACAGTTAATTTTCAAGTTGAATTAAGTACTATAGTTCCCGGTGTATCTGGTACATACGGTAATTCTACTAATATTCCTGTAATTACAGTTGACACCAAGGGTAGAGTAACAGCTGTTTCCAATTTAGCGATTTCTGTAGCATCACAAGAACAAGCAACTGCTGCCTTTGATAAAGCTAATGCAGCAAATGTATTAGCGCAAGCAGCTTTTAATGCAGCCAATAGTTTAAGTCCCAATTTTAATCAGTCTGCATTTGATCGTGCTAATGCGGCTTTTAATTTAGCAAATTCTAGTTCTTTAGCTGCTAATACTCCTAGTTCAATTGCAAATATAGCTTTAGATTTGGCTGGACTAAGTTATATACATGCTAATGCGGCTTTTGCTGTTGCGAATACTGGAGCTAACGCAGGACAAACTGCAAATGAAGCCTACAGTTTAGTCAGTTATGTTTCAACTTCCGTAAATGCTTCGTTTGATACAGCAAATTCAGCTTATGATGCTTCAGTAAATACAGCTAATATTGTTGTTGCTCTTGGTGAGTTAATACAGAGTTTTCAGGGAGTTGCAGTAAATGCTGAAAATATTTCAGTATCTACAAATACTTCTACTACATTAGCTTATAGACACGCCAACGCTTCATTTAATGCTGCTAATACTAAATTAAGTTTAACTGGCGGCACAATTAATGGTAACGTATCGATTGTTGGTAATTTAAGTATATCGGGTGATGTCAATTATATTGGCACAAATCAGTTACTTATTGGCGACAATATCATCACATTAAATGCTGATTTACCTAACAATTTAGCTCCCACTCAAAATGCTGGCATAGAAGTTGCAAGAGGTTCCTCATCAAATGTTCATATAACATGGAATGAAGTTGCAGATAGATGGACATTTACAAACGATGGTACAAACTATAGTAATTTTGCAACAGACTCAGCCGAGTCATATGCGAATGCCGCCTTTGCACAAGCTAATTCATCATTTGCATTAGGTACTCAAGCTGGTATTAGTGTTAGTGCAGCTTTTGATAGAACCAACTCTGCATTTACAAGAACAAATTCTTCGTTTAGTCAAGCAAATGCCTCCTATAATACGGCTAATGCAGCGTTTATACAGGCTAATACACCAAGTCATGTTGCAAACTCCGCGTCACTTTATGCCAATGCAGCGTTTGCTGCTGCGAATTCTTTAAGTCCAGAGTTCAACCAGAGTTCTTTTGATAAAGCTAATGCAGCTTTTAATTCTTCAAACTCTGTTGCTAACGTAGTAGGTTCTTATTCTAATTCAGCATACACTCATGCGAATGCGGCATTTGCTGCTGCAAATTCAATTACGTTTTCTGTAACTGACTTATATGCAAGAGCTCATTCTAATGCTGCTTATACAAATGCCAATAATACGTTAGCTGTAGCAGATTCTTCTTATACACAGGCAAACCTTGCTACTGTTATTGCTGTTGCTGCTTATGCTAAGGCGAATAGTATTATTGATTTGGCAACAGGTCAAGCAGCTTTCGATGCTTCGAATAGTGCTGGTAATTATGCTAATTCCAGTTTTATACATTCTAATGCAGCATTTGCTTATGCAAATACTTTAGCTGCTGACTCTGTAGACTTCTTTGCTAGACCTCATGTTAATGCGGCATTTACACATGCCAATGCATCGTTTATACATGTAAACTCCGCATTTAGTGCCGTAAATACTAAATTCTCATCTTCTGGTGGAACAATTACCGGTAATGTAATAATTAACGGTAATGTAACGATAGATGCAATTCAGGCATCACTTAGTGTATCGACTTTAAGTGTGCAAGACAATATTATTGATATTTCATCGGAGACAGTTGGTACACCTACAAATCCTGCTGGTATTAGAGTAATTCGTGGAGATGAGGTACCCGTACAGTTTAGATGGAACGAATCATTATTAAAATGGACATTTACTAATGATGGATTTACTTATAGTAATGTAGGTTCGTCAACTGCTGAAGAATATGCTAACTCAGCTTTCTTAAAGTCCAACTCATCTTATGAGAGTCAGAATACAACAGGCATTTATGCTAACTTAGCTTTCACTCATGCAAATTCTGCTTATGAAAGTCAGAATGTAACAGGCATTTATGCTAATTCCGCTTATTCTTTAGCTAATACTAAATTCTCATCTTCTGGTGGTACTGTAAGTGGTGATATCGTTGTTACTGGCAATTTAACAATAGTTGGTGAGACAGTTTATGCTAATACACAAACTGTATTAATCAAAGATAATATAATTACATTAAATGCAGCAACCAATTTATTATCTCCTGCTATCTTTAATGCTGGTATAGAGGTTAATAGAGGATCATTATCAAACGTAGCTTTAATTTGGAATGAAACTGTAGACAATTGGCAGTATACGGTAGATGGAACAACCTATACAAACCTTTCTTCTGCATCGGCCGAATCTTACGCTAATGCAGCATTTGCTGCACAAAACACAACTGCAATTTACGCCAACTCATCCTTTAGTGCAGCTAATACTGCTGACGATAAAGCTGTAACGTCTGGTAGTTATGCTAACTCTGCTTTTGTTGCTGCAAATTCTTCTGGTGCTTATGCTAATGCTGCGTTTAATTCTTCGAACATAGCTTTTTCAGTTGGTGCTACATCTGGCGCTTATGCTAATGCAGCATTTGCTTTAGCCAATACGTTATCTATAAGTGCAGTTGATACTTATGCAAGACCACATGTTAACGCAGCATTTACTCATGCTAATGCATCATTTAATTTAGCTAACACCGCAAATGATACTTCTTTAAGTGGTAGTAATTATGCTAACTCGGCATTTAGTGCTGCAAATACCTCGGATTCTAAAGCTGTAACATCAGGATCATATGCTAATGGAGCTTATACTCAAGCAAATACCGCAACTACTAATGCGGCCACTGCTGATGGTAAAGCTGTAACAGCAGGTGACTATGCTAATGGTGCGTACAGTGCTGCAAATACTTCCGATTCTAAAGCTGTAACAGCTGGCAGTTATGCTAACGGTGCTTATGATAAGGCTAATACAGCAGACACTAAAGCTGTAACATCAGGTGTTTATGCAAATTCAGCATTTACTGTTGCTAATACTGCTGATGTTAAGGCTGTAACATCTGGTTCTTATGCTAACTCAGCGTATGAACAAGCTAATACTTCAAATACCAATGCTGCAACTGCTGATTCAAAAGCAGTAACAGCCGGTAACTATGCTAATGCTGCCTTTGGATCTGCAAATACATCTGATAGCAAAGCTGTAACGGCAGGTAACTATGCCAATTCAGCATACGGACAAGCAAACACTGCTACAACTAATGCTGCTACAGCTGATGGTAAAGCAGTAACATCCGGATCTTATGCTAACTCTGCTTTTGATACAGCTAATACTGCTGACGGTAAAGCTGTAACATCTGGTAATTACGCTAACTCTGCTTATGGTCAGGCCAACACCGCAACTACAAATGCTTCTACTGCTGACAGTAAAGCAGTAACAGCTGGCGATTATGCTAATTCTGCTTACAGTCAAGCTAATACATCGGATAGTAAAGCGGTAAGTGCAGGATCTTATGCTAATGGAGCTTATACTCAAGCTAATACCGCAACTACTAATGCAGCTACAGCTGATGATAAAGCGATAAGTGCTGGATTATACGCCAATTCTGCGTTCACTGCTGCTAATACTGCTGACAGTAAAGCATCAAGTGCAGGATCTTATGCTAATGGAGCCTATACTCAAGCAAATACCGCAACTACAAATGCGGCTACTGCTGACAGTAAAGCGACAAGTGCTGGACTATACGCCAATTCAGCATTTGGTGCGGCTAATACCAAGTTCTCATCTTCAGGTGGTACCGTAAGTGGTGATGTAATCATTACTGGTAATGTAACAATTCAAGGAAATACCGCCGAATTTAGTGTACCACATTTCATTGTTCAAGATGGCATAATTGAAGTTAATGTTGAACAGATAGGAAATAATCCCGTAGAAAACGCTGGTTTAAGAGCCATGCGTGGAGATTTAAATCCAACATTAATTTTATGGAATGAAACGAATGATAGTTGGTCGTTTACAAATGATGGATTAAATTATAGTAATATTGCTTCACAATCAGCAGAAAGTTATGCTAATGCAGCATTCAGTTCTGCCAATACGGCCAACAGTAATGCTATAAGTGCAGGCAGTTACGCTAATTCAGCTTATGCTTTAGCTAATACTATATCTTCTGGCGCAATTGATAACTACGCTAGACCACATGTTAATGCAGCATTTACACATGCTAATTCATCTTTTGATGCTGCAAATACTGCCGACTCTAAAGCTGTAACAGCTGGTAGCTATGCCAATAGTGCATTTGGTGTTGCTAATACTAAGTTAAGCACATCAGGAGGCACAATCTCTGGTGATTTAAGTGTTACTGGTAATTTGACGGTATTAGGTAATGCTACTTCTATAGCTGTTTCAAGTATAAAAATAGATGATTCTTTAATTCAATTAGCTGCTAATAATGAATCGTCCGATACGATTGATATAGGTTTCTTTGGTCATTATAGCCCAGATGCTGGCGTGTCTAAAAAACATACTGGTTTATTCCGTGACGCTAATGATGGTCGTTATTATCTATTTTACAATTATGAAGATCCTAGTTTCGAAACTCTATCGCCGAATAATGTAATTGATGTTGCTAATTCTACTTTTAGAGTTGCTAATTTAACTGCAAACGTCATTACAGATGTAATATCAATTCGTGGATATGATCCAATTAATTATACAAATACTGTTTATACTCATGCAAATGCATCTTACTCTGCAGCAAATACTGCTATATCCGACGCTTTAGCCTTTGCCATTGCACTAGGATAAATATTGTTTATTGAGGAAAATAAATGGCAAATACGTTTAAAAATAGTTTTTCACAAAGTGTAGGTCAAACTTCAGACACAATTTATACTGCTACTGGTGTTCAAGCCACCGTTATAGGTATGAGTGTTGCGAATGTTACTCAGGCAGATGTAAAAGCAAATGTTTTTGTTACTTCTTCCGGAACAGATTATTTCTTAGTTAAAAGTGCATTGATAGAACCTGGTAGTGCATTAGTTCCTATTGGAGGAGATCAAAAATTGGTTTTAGAGTCTGGTGACTTAATTAAAGTTCAATCAGATACATCTTCTTCTTTAGATGTAATCTTAAGCGTATTAGAAATAAGCTAACATGACATATTCTTATATTGGCAATCAGTCTACTTCCAATCAACTTAATAAAGTTAAAACTGAAGCTAACTCAGCATTTAGTGCTGCAAATTCTTCAGGTTCTTATGCTAACTCAGCATTTAGTGCTGCCAATACAGCCGACAGTAAGGCTGTAACATCTGGATTATATGCTAATTCAGCCTACGCTTTAGCTAATACTGTATCCTCTGGTGCAATCGATAATTATGCTAGACCACATGCTAACGCTGCATTTGAGGTAGCTAACAGTAGTTCTTCTTATTCTAATTCTGCATTTTTAGCAGCCAATACATCAGACAGTAAAGCTGTTACGGCTGGTTCTTATGCTAACTCTGCTTATGGTCAAGCAAACACTGCCACAACTAATGCTGCTACGGCCGATACTAAAGCTGTAGATGCTGGTAATTACGCTAATTCAGCGTTTGGTATTGCCAACACAGCAAATGTCAATTCTATTTCTGCTGGCAGTTATGCTAACTCTGCTTATACTCAAGCAAATACCGCAACTACAAATGCTGCTACAGCTGATGGTAAAGCAGTAACAGCTGGCAGTTATGCTAACTCATCCTTCAGTGCAGCTAATACTGCTGACGGTAAAGCTGTAACATCTGGATCATACGCTAACTCAGCATTTGCAACAGCTAATACTGTTGATGATAAAGTATCAACATCTGGATCATACGCTAACTCAGCATTTGGTGCTGCCAATACAGCGGATACTAAAGCAGTAAACGCTGGATCATATGCTAATGCTGCCTTTGGTCAGGCTAATACAGCCACAACTAATGCGGCTACGGCCGATAGTAAGGCTGTTAGTGCTGGTAATTATGCTAACGCAGCATTTGATGTTGCTAACACTGCTGATGGTAAAGCTGTAACAGCTGGATCGTATGCTAATTCGGCATATGTTCAGGCTAATACAGCTACTACTAATGCGGCCACTGCTGACAGTAAAGCAGTAAGTGCTGGAGAATATGCTAACTCATCTTTTGGTGCAGCTAATACTGCTGATAGTAAAGCTGTAACAGCTGGTAATTACGCTAACTCAGCATTTGGTTCTGCAAACACCGCAGACGCTAAGGCTGTAACATCTGGATTATATGCTAATGCAGCCTATGCTTTAGCTAATACTATATCTTCTGGTGCAATTGATAACTATGCTAGACCTCATGCTAATGCTGCATTTGAGGTAGCTAATTCAGCTTCCAGTTATGCTAACAATGCATTTGCTTCTGCTAACACGGCCGATAGTAAAGCAGTAACATCTGGTAGCTATGCTAACTCAGCATTTAGTGCTGCCAATAACAAATATTCTTCCTCTGGTGGTACTATTACAGGAGATGTTGTTGTTACTGGTAATTTGACAGTAAGTGGAACTCAGACTATTATTAATACTGAGACATTAAATCTTGCTGACAATCTAATTGACCTCAATAGTAACTTTACATCGGGAGCACCTACTGAAAATGCCGGTATAAGAATTATACGCGGTGATGAGTTGCCCGTACAATTGAGATGGAATGAAACTGTAGATCAATGGCAATTTACTGTTGATGGATCTAATTATAATAACATAGCTTCACAATCAGTAGAAAGTTATGCTAACTCAGCCTTTGGTACTGCTAATACAGTAGACAGTAAAGCAGTAACAGCTGGCAGTTATGCTAATTCCGCTTTTGGTACTGCTAATACAGCTACTGCAAATGCTGCTACAGCTGATGGTAAAGCAGTAACAGCTGGCAGTTATGCTAATAGTGCTTTTGCTGCTGCGAATACTGTTTTAAGTGGTTCAGTTGACAACTATGCTAGACCTCATGCTAATGCAGCATTTGAGGTAGCTAATAGTTCCTCTGTTTATGCTAATTCGGCTTACGGTCAGGCTAATACCGCAACTACCAATGCGGCTACTGCTGACAGTAAAGCGATAAGTGCTGGCAGTTATGCTAATTCAGCATTTAGTTCTTCTAACACCGCCACAACAAATGCTGCTACTGCTGACAGTAAAGCAGTAAGTGCTGGAGAATATGCTAACTCTGCTTACGGTCAAGCTAACACCGCAATCACTAATGCTGCTACTGCCGATTCTAAAGCTGTATCAGCAAGTGACTATGCTAATGGTGCATTTAATACTGCGAATAGTGGTTCGAGTTATGCTAATTCAGCATTTTTAACATCCAATACTGCTGATAGTAAAGCTGTAACATCTGGTAATTATGCTAATGCAGCCTTTGCTTTAGCTAACACAGTATCAAGTGGATCGGTTGATAACTACGCTAGACCACATGCTAACGCAGCATTTGAGGTAGCTAATTCAGCTTCCAGTTATGCTAACGGTGCATTTGCTTCTGCTAACACGGCCGATAGTAAAGCAGTAAGTGCTGGTAATTACGCTAACTCGGCTTATACTCAAGCAAATACTGCTACGACTAATGCTGCAACTGCTGATGGTAAAGCAACAAGTGCTGGTTCATATGCTAATTCAGCTTATACTCAAGCAAACACTGCTACGACTAATGCTGCAACTGCTGATGATAAAGCAACAAGTGCTGGTTCATATGCTAACTCCGCATTTAGTTCTTCTAATACTAAATTCTCATCTTCTGGTGGTACTATTACAGGAGATATTGTCGTTACTGGTAATTTAACGGTAAGTGGAACTAGAACGATAGTAGATACAGAAATTGTAACTATAGCTGATAATTTAATTGATCTTAACAGTAATTTTGTTACCGGTACTCCTACTGAAAATGGTGGCATAAGGGTTATCCGAGGTGATGAAGTACCTGTACAATTAAGATGGAATGAAAGTGCAAAATATTGGCAGTTCAGTAATGATGGTGTATCATATTCAAATGTAGCTTCTCAAATATCTGAACAATATGCCAACTCGGCATTTGCAACTGCTAACTCCGCTGATAGTAAAATAACTACAGTAGGTAACTATGCTAACTCGGCATTTGGTGCTGCTAATACATCAGACAGTAAAGCTGTAACAGCTGGATCGTATGCTAACTCTGCTTATGGTCAAGCAAATACAGCAACTACGAATGCTGCTACGGCCGATACTAAAGCTGTAACAGCTGGCAGTTATGCTAATGCAGCCTTTGCTTTAGCTAATACAGTATCAAGTGGTTCGGTTGATAATTATGCTAGACCACATGCTAATGCTGCATTCAATACTGCTAATAGTGGATCAAGTTATGCTAACTCTGCATTTGGTGCAGCTAATACTGCTGACTCTAAAGCAGTAACATCTGGTAATTACGCTAACTCAGCTTATGGTCAGGCTAATACAGCAACTACGAATGCTGCTACTGCTGACGGTAAAGCAGTAACAGCTGGATTGTATGCTAATGGTGCGTACAGTGCAGCTAATACTGCTGACGATAAAGCAATAACATCAGGATCATATGCCAATTCAGCATATGGACAAGCAAATACAGCAACTACCAATGCGGCCACTGCTGACAGTAAAGCAGTAACGGCAGGAGACTATGCTAACTCATCCTTCAGTGCAGCTAATACTGCTGACGGTAAAGCTGTAACAGCTGGTAATTACGCTAACTCAGCCTATGGTCAAGCAAACACCGCAAACACCAATGCTGCAACTGCTGATGGTAAAGCAGTAACAGCTGGCAGTTATGCTAATAGTGCTTTTGCAGCTGCCAATAATGCGGTAGATACTTGGGTTAGAGATGCTGCCAATAGTGCATCTAGTTATGCTAATTCAGCATTTGGCGCAGCGAATACATCTGACAGTAAAGCTGTAACAGCTGGCAGTTATGCTAACTCATCATTTACAAAAGCAAATTCTGCTTATGACTTAGCTTCAGCTGTAGCGGCAAATGGTAATTTTATATTGAGTGTTAAAAATGACACTTTTGTTGGAACGGGTTCTTGTACAACTTTTCAATTATCAACAACTCCTGCAAATGAAGATTATACTTTAATTACTATAGAAGGTGTCACTCAATTAAAATCTTCTTATAGTTTATCTGCTGCAAATGTTATATTTTCTGAAGCGCCAAAGTTAAGTGATAATATTGATGTATTAGTATTTTCTTCTGATGTTAATCCTTCATTTGGTGCAGCCAACTCAGCAGGACTTTATGCTAATGCTGCCTTTGCTTTAGCTAATGCAGTTTCGAGTGGTTCTGTTGATGCTTATGCCAGACCTCATGCTAATGCTGCCTTTGATGTAGCTAACAGTGCTTCTGGTTATGCCAATTCAGCATTTGGTGCAGCTAATACTGCAACTACTAATGCGGCCACTGCTGACAGCAAAGCTGTAACAGCGGGTAGTTATGCCAACTCAGCATTTAATACTGCGAATAATAACGTATCAAATACTGGCGGCACAATCTCTGGCGATTTAAGTATTACTGGCAATTTAACAGTATTTGGCAATGCAACCTCAATTGCAGTCTCTAGTATAAAAATAGATGATTCTTTAATTCAGTTAGCTGCTAATAATGAATCTGATGCAATTGATATCGGGTTTTTTGGACATTATAGTACTGATGCTGGAGTAACTCAGAAACATACTGGTTTATTCCGTGATGCTACCGATGGTCGTTATTATTTGTTTTACAATTACGAAGATGCCAGTTTCGATACACTAACACCGAATAATGTAATTGATGTTGCTAATTCTACTTTTAGAGTTGCCAATTTAACTGCGAATATTGTTACGGATGTAATATCAATTCGTGGATATGATCCAATTAATTATACTAATTCTGCTTTTAATGCAGCAAATACAGCAGATAGTAAAGCAGTATCAGCTGGTAGTTATTCTAACGCAGCATTTGAGGCAGCTAATAGTTCTTCTGGTTATGCTAATTCAGCTTATGGCCAAGCAAACACTGCCACAACTAATGCTGCGACTGCTGATGGTAAAGCTGTAACAGCTGGCATTTATGCTAATGCTGCGTTTGCTTTAGCTAATACAATCTCAAGTGGTTCAGTTGACAACTATGCTAGACCACATGCTAATGCTGCATTTGAGGTAGCTAATTCAGCTTCCAGTTATGCTAACGGTGCATTTGGTGTGGCTAATACAGCAGATAGTAAAGCCGTAAGTGCGGGACTTTATGCTAATGCAGCATTTGGTACTGCTAATTCAGCTTCAAGTTATGCTAACTCAGCATTTGGTACTGCTAATACGGCAGATGCTAACGCTGGAACTGCTGATAGTAAAGCTGTAACAGCTGGTAACTATGCTAACTCTGCATTTAGTGTTGCTAATACGTCAGACAGTAAAGCTGTAACAGCTGGCAGTTATGCTAATGCAGCCTTTGCTTTAGCTAATACAGTTTCAAGTGGTTCAGTTGACAACTATGCTAGACCACATGCTAATGCAGCATTTGAGGTAGCTAACAGTGCTTCTGGTTATGCTAACTCAGCTTATGGTCAAGCTAATACATCAGACAGTAAAGCAACGAGTGCTGGCAGTTATGCTAACTCAGCTTATGGTCAGGCTAATACAGCTACTACCAATGCTGCGACTGCTGATCAGAAAGCAGTTACTTCGGGTTCTTATGCTAATTCTGCATTTGATACTGCTAATACAGCCACAACTAATGCTTCTAATGCCAACAGTAATGCTTTAATTGCTGGATCGTATGCTAACTCAGCATTTGCTGCTGCTAACAATGCTACAGACACATGGGTAAGAAATGCTGCTAATGCAGCTTCCAGTTATGCCAATTCAGCATTTGGTACTGCAAATACATCGGATTCTAAGTCTCAATCCGCAAGTTTGTATGCTAATGCTGCTTTTGCTTTAGCTAATACACTATCTTCAGGTAATGTAGATCAGTATGCTAGAGACCTATCTAATGCAGCATCATTACATTCAAATACCGCATTTAATTTTGCAAATACTTTAATAGGAACTGGAACATCAATAGTTGGTTATGTAGATGAGTTTTTGGGCGATGGAGCTTGTACAGAATTTACACTAATAAACACTCCTAATAGTGAGAATTTAACTTTAATAAGCATTTCCGGATTAGTTCAGTCTAAAAACAATTATTCGTTAACGGGTAATGTAATAACATTTAGTACAGCACCTCCATTAAATTCCAAAATTGAAATTAATACTTTCTCTGGCGGCGGCGCAGGATTAAGTTTTGATGCTGCTAATTCAGCTGGTTTATATGCTAATGCAGCTTTTGCTTTAGCTAACACAGTTTCAAGTGGCTCAGTTGATAATTATGCTAGACCTAATTCTAATGCTGCATTTGAAGCAGCTAATAGTGGATCAAGTTATGCTAACTCAGCTTATGGTCAAGCTAATACAGCTACTACAAATGCTGCAACTGCTGATGGTAAAGCTGTAACAGCTGGCAGTTATGCTAATAGTGCTTATGGTCAAGCTAATACAGCTACTACAAATGCTGCTACTGCTGACAGTAAAGCAGTAACAGCTGGCGATTATGCTAATTCGGCATTTGGTGTAGCAAATACAAAATATTCTTCTTCTGGTGGCACTGTTTCTGGCGATGTAATCATTACTGGTAACTTAACCGTAAGTGGAACTAGAACGATAGTAGATACAGAAATTGTAACTATAGCTGATAATTTAATTGATCTTAACAGTAATTTTACAACAGGAACACCCACTGAAAATGGTGGCATAAGAGTAATTCGTGGAGATGAAGTACCTGTACAATTAAGATGGAATGAAAGTGCAAAATATTGGCAGTTCAGTAATGATGGTGCCTCTTTTATTAATATTTCTTCACAGTCAGCAGAAAGTTATTCTAATGCTGCATTTAGTGTTGCCAACTCATCATCCAGTTATGCTAACTCAGCATTTGCTGCTGCTAACAATGCTACAGACACATGGGTAAGAAATGCTGCTAATGCAGCTTCCAGTTATGCCAATTCAGCATTTGGTACTGCAAATAGCGCAACTACTAATGCTGCAACTGCTGATGGTAAAGCTGTAACAGCTGGCAGTTATGCTAACTCAGCATTTGGTGCTGCCAATACGTCAGATTCAAAAGCTTTAAGTGCAGGACTTTATGCTAATGCTGCCTTTGATTTAGCTAACACAATTTCTAGTGGTTCAGTTGATAACTACGCTAGACCTCATGCTAATGCTGCATATAATACTGCTAACAGTGCTTCCAGTTATGCTAATTCTGCATTTGATACTGCTAATACAGTAGATAGTAAAGTAGTAACATCTGGCAGTTATGCTAATGGAGCTTATACTCAAGCAAATACCGCAACTACAAATGCTGCAACTGCTGATGGTAAAGCTGTAACAGCAGGATCTTATGCTAACTCAGCTTATACTCAAGCTAATACCGCAACTACTAATGCTGCAACTGCTGATGGTAAAGCAGTAACAGCTGGCAGTTATGCTAATGCTGCATTTGCTTTAGCTAATACAATCTCAAGTGGATCAATTGATAGCTATGCCAGACCTCATGCTAATGCTGCTTTTGAGGTAGCTAATAGTGCTTCTGGTTATGCTAATGCTGCATTTGCTTTAGCTAACACAATTTCAAGTGGCTCAGTTGACAATTATGCTAGACCTCATGCTAATGCAGCTTTTGAGGTAGCTAATAGTGCTTCCAGTTATGCTAATGCAGCATTTGATACTGCTAATACGGCAGATAGTAAATCAGTAACATCTGGTAACTATGCTAATGGAGCTTATACTCAAGCAAATACAGCCACAACTAATGCTGCAACTGCCGATTCTAAAGCAGTAACATCTGGATCGTATGCTAATAGTGCTTTTGGTACTGCTAATACAGCCACAACTAATGCTGCAACTGCTGATGGTAAAGCAGTATCAGCTGGCAGTTATGCTAACTCAGCATTTGGTACTGCTAATACAGCCACAACTAATGCTGCAACTGCTGATGGTAAAGCAGTATCAGCTGGCAGTTATGCTAACTCAGCATTTGGTACTGCTAATACATCGGACAGTAAAGCAGTAACATCTGGATCGTATGCTAATAGTGCTTTTGGTACTGCTAATACAGCCACAACTAATGCTGCAACTGCCGATTCTAAAGCTGTAACAGCTGGCAGTTATGCTAACTCAGCATTTGGTACTGCTAACAATAAATTAAATTCTTCTGGTGGTACAATTTCTGGTGATTTAACTGTTAATGGAAATATTAGTGTAACAGGTTGTACAACGACATTAACAGTCAATACATTAAGAACTTCAGATCATATTATCGATTTAGGATTTGGCACTGTAGGAGTTCCTACACAAAATGCAGGTATAAGAATACTTCGTGGTGATGAAAATCCTGTGCAATTGAGATGGGTTGAAGATGACAATTCATGGGAATTTACCAACGATGGTGCAAATTATTTAAAAATAGGTGCTCAATCTGGTGAAATTTATGCTAATTTAGCATTTACTGCTGCTAATACACCAAGTCATGTAGCTAATTCTGCATCAAGTTATGCTAATGCATCTTTCATACATGCTAATGCAGCTTTTGCTGTTGCTAACTCCGGTGGAGGTGCTGGTACAGACTCTTACGCAAGAGACACCGCAAACTCAGCTAGTGTGTATGCTAATGCAGCCTTTGCTGCAGCAAATACAGGAGGTGGTGGAGGCGGAGGTACAGGTCAATATGCATCTACGATGAAAGTGGACTCATTCACTGGAACTGGTGCCTGTACACAATTTACACTGACACAAGAACCAAGTGGTGAAGATTATACAATTGTTTCTTTGAACGGTATTTTACAACACAAGTCAGCATACTCTTTATCGGGTTCTATTGTAACATTCTCTGAAGCTCCAGAAAATAATATTGCTATTGATATTGTTTCGTTAGTAAATAAAGTTGCTGGCGGCTCTTCGGAAATTGTTGTTGATAACTTTACTGGCACGGGTGCATGTACACAATTTACATTAACTACCACACCGGCAAATGAGAATTTTGTTACCGCAGTGTTTGATGGTGTAACGCAATCCAGATTAACATACTCTGTAAGTGGTACAACAATTACCTTCGATGAAGCACCACCCAATACTGCAAATATTGAAATTACCACTATTAAGAATATCTTTGGTACGTTCATAAATAGAAATTACCTTGGAGATGGTTCAAATACAAACTTTACTGTTACGAGTGGCGTTTCAGCAAATAGTGTTCTTGTGTTCCAAAATGGTATCGCACAAAGACCTATTACTGATTATACTGTAAGTGGAAGCACACTATCATTCTCAACGGCACCAACGAATGGTGAAATTGTACAAGTGCGAGAACTTGTAGGTGATCCTGGTGGTTCAACAGTTCTTGCACAAGCGGCTTTTGATAAAGCAAATACGGCAGCAACAACAGGTAAATCTATTGCAATGGCGATAGTATTCGGAGGATAATTAAATGGCAGCACCAAATATAGTTAATGTAAGTCAAATAACAGCGAATACAAATTTAGCAAATGTTACCACAGTTGTATCAAACGTGGTGACGAATTCTGCAAGTAGTGGTAAAGTATATAAAGTAAATAACATACAACTTGCAAATTATAGTGCTGCAACAGTTACAGCCAACGTAATTTTTAATAGAAATTCTGCTTCACCAACATCTTATTATATTGCTGGATCTATTTCAATACCTGCTACTTCTACTTTAGTTGTTGTAGCAAAAGATACTTCATTTTATATGGAAGAAAGTGATGTTTTACAATTGTCCTGCTCAGCAAATTCATCTGTTCATGGTGTAGTCTCTTATGAGGTTATAAGTTAATGCCTAGAGTTAGGTCAAATTTTGGAATTATTGGTAATGAAAAAACTATCAACTCAGGTAGTACAGGTATTTTATCTAGTAGTATCGAATCACAGTACTTAAAGAGTTCTGGTAAATGGCCAGGATTAACAACAACAGTTAATTTCTTAGTCGTTGCTGGTGGTGGCGGAGGATCAGAAGATAATACAGGTGGAGGTGGAGGAGGAGCAGGAGGATATAGAACTGATACTACAGAACTCGGAACCGGAACATATACAATTACTATTGGTGCTGGCGGTAGTGGAGGAAGCACGGATGGTGCTAGAGGAGCCAATGGATCAGTTTCTCAAATAACAAATGGAACATACACAATGACTTCTACTGGAGGTGGCGGTGGAGGTTCACAAACACTTAATGGTTTTCCTGGTGGGTCTGGAGGTGGAGCATCTAGAGCATTACTTGGTGCTGCCGGCAATTTAGGAGGATACACTCCACCCGAAGGACAAAGAGGTGGTAGAGGTATAGATGGTACTCCATACGCCGGCGGCGGTGGCGGTGGTGCTGGTGTTGCTGGCGCTAATGCCTCTGTAACTGGTGGAGGTTCTGGAGGCACAGGAAATACTTGGCTTAATGGAGTAGTTTATGCAGGAGGCGGCGGAGGAGGTTCCCGTGTAGCTGGAACAGCAGGAGCGGGCGGAAGTGGCGGCGGCGGCAACGGATCAAACACACATACTGCGCCGGGAGCTTCTGGAACAGCAAACAGAGGAGGTGGTGGTGGAGGAGGAGGTTATAACAGCGGTACGAGTGATGGTGGTGCCGGCGGATCAGGTGTTGTTATATTAAGATTTCCAACCGCTTCTGCAAACGCTACTTCTACTGGAGGATCACCAACATATACTGAAAGTGATGGATATAGATATTTTACTTTCACAGCTTCAGGTTCAATTACATTCTAACATTCGTTAAAACCTTAGATGGCATAAATACTCTGTAAAAGGAGAATTTATGGCATCCCCATCAACTAGAGCACAATTCAAAGATTACTGTTTACGTCAACTTGGTTGGCCAGTCATTAATATTAATGTTGATGACGATCAAGTAGAAGATAGAATTGATGATGCACTTCAATTTTTTTATGATTACCATTTTGATGGTTGTGAAAAACTGTACATGAAACATCAATTTACGCAAGAAGATATTGATCGCCGTTGGATATATTGTCCTGATGCCGTAATATCTGTTACTGGTGTTCTTCCTTTTGATGGTTCCAATTCTTCAATTAATATGTTCGATCTAAGATATCAACTTAGATTACACGATCTCTATGATTTTACCTCTGTGTCTTATGTTTCATATGAGATTACTATGCAACATATTCGCACACTAAATCTTTTATTCTCAGGCACTCCTCAATTTAGATTTAATCGACACATGAATAGAATCATGTTAGATATTAATTGGGAGAGTGATGCTAAAGTTGGTGAGTATGTAATCATTGAATGTTATCGTAAAATGGATCCAGATACGGTTACATTAACAGGCACACTAACTGGAAATACATCATCAAATACTGTAATTGGAACAAGCACAAAGTTTGACCAAGAAGTAATTGAGAATGACTTTATTACATTGTCTGATGGACAACAAGTTCAAATAAGAAAAATAAATTCACCAACAAATATTGATTTAAGTAAACCTCCTACAGCAAATGTTTCCGGAGTATCTGCAACAAAAGCTGGAGTTTCAGACGTTTGGAACGATAGATTTTTAAAACAATATGCCACCGCCAAGATTAAACAACAGTGGGGAAGTAATATGAAAAAGTTTGGTGGCATACAAATGCCTGGTGGTGTCACATTAAATGGAAAAGAAATTTACGATGAGGCTGTTGCAGAGATTGATAAAATTGAAGCAGAGATGCAGCAATACAACGTATTACCAAATGACTTTATGATGGGTTAAACGTGGCTACAAATTTTTATTTTCAACCATTTCCTCAGGATCAAATAACCAATGAACAACTTTTAGTTGAAGATTTGGTGATTGAAGCTCTTGGTATATACGGCATGGATGTTTATTATATGCCAAGAACTTCTAGAGATCCTAATGGTATTGATAAATTATTTGGTGAAGATACACTAAAACAATATGTCTCTGCACATCCGTTAGAAATATATCTCGAAAACATTACTGGTATGGATGGAGAGGGAGACTTTGCATCAAAATTTGGTTTGCAGATACAGGATGAAGCTACAGTATTAGTTTCTCGCCGCAGATTTAAATACGCTGTTGGTTCAAGCAATTTTAATCGTCCAAGAATTGGTGATATTGTTGCTACCGAAAACCAAGCACCAACAAGACCGAGAGAAGGTGATTTAATTTATATGCCTTTATTAAAGTCTTTCTTTGAAATTACTTTTGTTGAACATGAAGATGATCAAGCTATGTTCTACACCTTAGGTCGTGGACGTGGTGGTAATGTGTATGTTTATGCAATCAAGATGAAAAAGTTTGTTTTCTCACAAGAAATTATTTCTACAGGCAAACAAGAAATTGATGATAATGCTTTCGAATATTATGCAAAAACTCGCCTATCAGTTCCTACTTCGGGAACAGGTACATATGTAAAAGGTGAGATTGTATATCAAGGTGCAAACTTGGCAAACTCAACAGCACAAGCTATTGTACATACGTGGAATCCAGCAAGATATATTGATGTTGTTCAAGTAAAAGGAAGTTTTGTTTCGGGAACTACATTAAAAGGCAATACAAGTAATGCAATATGGACGATGGATGAAGCAGCTGATGATATGGTACCATTAGATAATGCATTTGAAGAAATAAATGACAATTATGGAATCGAAACCGAATCGGATTCTATTATTGATTTTACTGAAGTCAACCCATTCGGAGAACCTTGATGTTACAGAATCGACATTTTTACCATAGAACAATAAGAAAAGTTGTTGTAGCTTTTGGTACACTCTTTAATAACATACAATTAATTCGTTACACAAAAGACCTTTCGCAGGAAAAAGAAAGATTTCGTGTACCATTAAGTTATGGATCAAAAGAAAAATATGTAACAAGACTTTTCTCAGATCCAAATTTAATTAAAAGTGTTGCTATAGTTGTACCTAGAATTTCATTTGAAATGACTGGACTTAGTTATGATTCAGGAAGAAAACAAATTTCTTCAATAAGAAATTTTTCTGCAAACAATTCAACAAGACTCAATACACAATTTGTTCCTATACCCTATAACTTCGACTTTTCAATGTCGATCTTCGTAAGAAATACTGAAGATGGAACACAGATATTGGAACAAATATTACCGTATTTTACACCAGATTTTAATGTTACTGTAGATTTTATACCTGGTATGGATCAAAAGTATGATCTACCAATTATTTTAAATTCAGTAAACACAACAACAGAATATGAAGGTGATTTTTTATCAACAAGATATATAACTTGGGATTTAGAATTTACAGTAAAAGGATATATTTGGCCATCACTTAATACAGGCAAATACATTCGTCAAGCAAATACAAACATTATTGTATCGCAAGATCCTACAAATTACATTGAATCTGCCAATTCTATTGTTTCAGAACTTAAAACAACACCTTCACCGATTACAGCAGAACCAGATGATGAATTTGGATTCTCGGAAGAATATACAAATCCATTTGAACCCGAATCAATAATTTTACTTACTGAAGATGGGTTTGAATTGGTCACAGAAGATGCAAGATATAAATTAGAGGCTTAAATGGCAACCAAAAAATTCTCAGAATTAACAGTACTGGATACTGTAAACGCAAACTTAGTATTAACAGTTATACCTGTTTATGATACTTCTAGTAATACAACTAGAAAAGTTACTTTGCAACAAATAAATGATTCAATTGAAGCAAATATTCCTTTTGCTGCAGCGGCATTCACTCAAGCAAATACACCTAGTCATGTTGCCAACTCAGCGTCAAGTTATGCAAATGCGTCTTTTAGTAAAGCAAATACTCCTAGTGATGTTGCTAACTCCGCATCAAGTTATGCCAATTCGGCATTTGGTGTTGCGAACACTGCAAATAGTAATGCTATAAGTGCAAGTCAATATGCTAATGCAGCATTTGCTGTCGCAAATAGTGGTATTACCGATTCGTGGGCTAGAGATACCGCTAATAGTGCAAGTTCTTATGCTAACTCTGCTTATAGTGTTGCTAATACTGCAAATACCAATGTTGTAACAGCTGATCAGAAAGCAGTTACTTCGGGTGCTTATGCTAATGCTGCATATGGCCAAGCTAATACATCAAACACTTTAGCTCAGCAATCATACGATGCTGCAAACACCAAAGTTAGTAAGTCTGGTGATACAATGACTGGTGATTTAAAATTTGGTGGTGGTGGCGGAATATTCAATATGCCAACAAATCAAATAGCAATTACAGCAAATGTTGATAATGATGTTTCTGGTTTTTTTGCTCAAGCAACAGGTATATCAACAGTATATGCAAATACAGATGTTACAATACAAGCAAATACAGGTGGTGCAGTTACATCAGTATGGACTTTTAATAGCACAGGTTCATTGACATTTCCTGATAGCACAATTCAAAGTACCGCATTTACCGGTTATGGTATTGATAATGTTGCACGATATACCGCCAACTCTGCTGAATCATATGCCAACTCGGCATTTACTCAAGCAAATACTCCAAGTCATGTTGCCAACTCAGCATCAAGTTATGCAAATGGAGCTTTTACTCAAGCAAATACTCCAAGTCATGTTGCCAACTCAGCATCAAGTTATGCAAATGGAGCTTTTAGTACGGCTAATTCATCCAACACTTATGTTGCATCATATGCTGCAATTTGGGACACTTCACCTCCAACAACAATTCAATCTGCAATAGATCGTCTGGCTAATGCAATTTACATTTTAAATAGTAATACTCCTATACTATGAATAAATTGAATAATAACTTATCTGAAATTTTAGATGTAGAACCTATTGAAGTAACAAACAATATTGTTTTCGAACCCTTAAATGATATCGATGATGATGCAGAGTTCGCTCGTCAAAATATTAGGCATCTTATAGAAAAAGGTAACGATGCTATAGAGGGAATTTTAAATGTTGCTAGAGCTTCTGATCATCCAAGAGCATATGAAGTTGCCGCAAATATGTTGAAACACTTAACGGACATGAATAAAGATTTGATGGAAATACAAAAAAGAAAAAAAGATTTACAACCAAAAGAATCTTCACCTACAAATGGTATTACTGTTGATAAGGCTGTGTTTGTAGGATCAACTAAAGAATTAGTAAAACTTTTAAAGAGTAAAGAATAATGGCACTAACAAAAATAAAACCTAATGCTGTTGATGAGACACTAGACTATTCATTTGATGATGTAAATGCAAATACAATGTCTGTTTTAGGCACTTCTACTTTTCAACAAGTAACAGAAAAAATACAAACAAAAACTGCAGCTACAGGTACGGTAACTCATGATTATTCTTTAGGCACTTTATTTTATCACAGTTCAATCTCTGCAAATTTTACTGCAAATATTACAAATGTACCTACAACAAATGATAGAAGTATTGTGGTAAGTTTAGTTTTAGATCAAGGTGCAACAGGATATATTCCTAATGCGTTACAAATTGATGGTTCATCACAAACAATTAATTGGGTTGGCGGTGCTACTCCAACTCCTATAGCCAATAAAAAAGAAATAGTTTCTTTTGTTTTGCTAAGAGTTTCAAGCAATTGGATCGTGTTGGGTTCAATTTCAACATATGGTTAAAGATGCCTAGAGTAAATACCCTTACATCTGTAAGTCCAAATTTGGTCATAAGTGGTGATGGAGAATTTTATTCTTTTTCTGCAAACACAACTTCTGTAAATGAGGGTAATACAGCGTTATTTACTGTCTCTACCAGAAACGTAAGTGAGACAACTTTATATTGGACTATAGTTGCAGTATCCGGCGATTTAAATAGTTTAGATGTAAATTCTTTGTCTGGTTCTTTTAGTCTGACTTCAAATGTAGGAACTTTTCCAATAACATTAACAGAAGATTCTTCAACAGAAGGTACTGAAATTTTTCAAGTACAACTAAGAAAAAATTCTATATCAGGAACAATTGTAGCAAACTCTAGTTTCATTATAGCTAACGATACATCATTATCACCATCATATACTCTTACTGCAAACACAACTTCTGTCAATGAAGGAAGTACAGTTTCGTTTACAGTAGATACACAAAATGTAAATGATGGCACAGTTTTGTATTGGACCACTTTAGGTGTTAGTGGTACAATAAATGCATCCGATTTTTCAGGATCTCAAATCGAAGGTACAGTTACAATCAACAGTAATGCAGCTTCTTTTATTAGAACTTTATCTAACGATGTTACTACAGAAGGAACAGAATCTTTTAGAATACAATTGAGAAGAACATCCAATACAGGAACAATTGTAGCAAATAGTGCAGTAGTTACAATATCGGATACTTCAATAACTCCGCCAGTAACAGGACAAGTTTTGTTTGCTCCCGCATCTTCTTTTCCAAAAACTTCAGGAACTTCAGAATATGGATATACTAATTCTGGAACATGGACTGTTCCATCTGGAGTTACTAGAATATCTGTGGTCTGTATAGGCGGTGGAGGCGGCGGTAGTAATTCGGGAACATTCACCAATCCATCTGGAGGTGGAGGTGGAGGATTATCTTATAGAAATAATTTTACGGTAACGCCGGGAGAAACATTATATTTTACCCATGGCGCTGGAGGTCAAGGAGCTACTCTAGTAGGATCTTGTGCTACTTTATGGAGAGGTTCACCTTTTCAAGCAGGATCAACTTTAATTTGTGGCGCTTATGGTGGATATGGCCGAAGCGCAGAGGGTGATGATGGTATACCTAATGCAATCGGTGGAAATGGAGGAGCAAGATTAACACATAATTCAAGTATTCCAGCTTCACCTAATATAGTTAGTGGTAGTGGTGCTGTGTCTGGGTCGGATGGTGGCGGCCAAGGCGGCCGAGGAGGAACTGCAACAGGAAATACAAGAGCTGCCGGTGGCGGCGGTGCTGCTGGATATGCCGGCACTGGTGGCAACGGAGGTTCTTCGGGTGATGGTTTAAACGGAGCAGGCGGCGGTGGAGGCGGCGGAGGATCAGGAACTTCAAGTGCTGGTGGTGGAGGAGGAACTTTACCTACAGGACAAAGTTCAAATGGTACAGGAGGAACAGGAGGAACTACCGGCGGCAATGGCGGTGGAGGAACTACTATCTATAATTTTGCTCAAAGAGGTAGAGCTTATGGCGGCGGCGGCGGTGGAATAGTTGGATCCTACTCTAATACATTTCAAAATGGTGTTGGCGAAATGGGGTGTCTCAGAATCATTTGGCCAGGTGATACGAGACAGTTCCCTTCTACAAGAACCACTGACGAATAAATAAACACTTTAAAGGAAATAAAAATGGAAACATTAGTAGAGATGATGAAAAAAGTATTAGCAGATACTTTTGCTATGTACTTAAAATCACACAACTATCATTGGAATGTAGAAGGTTCTAACTTCCCACAATATCATGATTTTTTTGGTAATTTATATCAAGAACTTCATGGTGCAGTAGATCCTATTGCGGAACAAATTCGTGCATTAGATGCTTATGCGCCAGGTTCTTTTAGTAGATTTATGGAATTAACAGACATTCAAGATGAAATGAATGTTCCTCTTGGTACAGACATGGCAAGAAAATTGATGACGGATAATCAAATGGTATTAAATAGTTTGAATATGGCTTTAAAATTGGCTGAACAGTTTGATCAACAAGGTCTAATGGACTTTCTTGCAGGTAGAATCGACACTCACAACAAACACGCTTGGATGTTACGTAGTATCTCTAAGTAATGAATGACGGTTATCTTGGTAATGAACGCTTAAAGAAAGTTGGCGTTGAACTCACATACACTGAAGAACAAGCTGTTGAAATTGTTAAGTGTATGGAAGACCCCGTTTATTTCATTAGAACATATGTTAAGATTGTCAACGTAGACCGTGGTTTAGTTCCTTTTGATATGTGGCCATTTCAAGAAGAAATGGTTAAGTCTTTTCATAACAATCGATTTTCAATTGCAAAAATGCCTCGACAGGTTGGTAAAACAACCACAACGGTTGGTTATATGTTGTGGTGTGTTTTATTTCAAGAAGAATATTCAATTGCAATCTTGGCCAATAAAGGTCAACTAGCACAAGAAATTCTTTCGAGAATACAGAAGGCCTATGAGTATTTACCTATTTGGTTGCAACAAGGTATTATAGTTTGGAATAAAAGAAATATTGAACTTGAAAATGGTTCTAAAATTTATGCTTATGCAACCTCAGCAGCTGGTGTTCGAGGTGGTTCGTATAATTTAATTTTCTTAGATGAATTTGCTTTCGTTCAACATAATATGGCACTTGATTTCTTCCAGTCAACGTATCCTGTTATTTCTTCTGGACAAACATCAAAGGTTATTATTGTTTCTACTCCAAATGGATTGAATCTGTTTTACAAAATGTGGACAGATGCAATTGAAAATCGTTCGACTTATGTTCCGGTTGAAGTTCATTGGTCTATGGTACCAGGTAGAGATCAAAAGTGGAAAGAAGAAACGATACGCAATACCTCTGAAGAACAATTTAGAGTCGAGTTTGAAACTGAGTTTATTGGTTCTTCCGCAACACTGGTTTCCGGTGTAAAATTAAGATCGTTGGCTTTCTTCAATCCAATACACTCAGAAGAAGGTCTGGACATTTATGAACAACCACAGAAAGATCGATTGTATATTTGTACAGTAGATTGTTCTGAGGGTGTTGACAGAGATTATTCGACAATTAATGTAATAGATGTTTCTCAGGTACCTTACAGACAGGTTGCCAAATATAGAAACAATAAGTTACCATTATTGTTTTTTCCAACAATAATTTATTCTTTGGCAAACAAATATAATGAAGCCTTCGTATTGATTGAAACAAATAATGTGGGTCAACAAGTTGTGGACATTTTACATTATGATCTAGAATACGAAAACGTCTATAAGATTGACCACCATCATATTAAAGGTCAGACGATTTCTGGTGGATTTAAACGATCTGCAAACTTTGGTGTTAAAACTACCAAAACTGTTAAAAAAATTGGTTGTGCCAACTTGAAAACGTTGGTAGAAAATGATAAATTAATCATTAATGACTTTGATACAATTGCAGAATTAAATACTTTTGTACGTCAGAAAGATAGTTATGCAGCCGAAGAAGGTAATAATGATGATTTGGTCATGGGTCTTGTATTGTTTTCGTGGTTATCTGCACAATCGTATTTCAAAGAAGCCACAAATATAGATATAAGGAAGGTTCTTTTAGAAGAAAATGACATGTTAGGTGACGAACAATTGACGCCTTTTGGTATCATAGATGATGGTAGAGAAGAACCTATCGTAGATTCATCTGGAGACCATTGGTCGACTAGAGGTTATACACCTTCAACTTTCTAAAAACATAAATAGACAATAAAAGAATTTATTCAGCCTGAAAAAAGGAGATTTAAAAATGGCTTTTCAACTATCACCAGGTGTGAATGTCTCAGAAGTTGATTTAACAACTGTCGTACCTTCTGTGGCAACTACTGTTGGTGGTTTTGCCGGTAATTTCAACTGGGGACCTGTGGACGAAATCGTAACAATTAATAATGAAGTTCAACTAGTAGA